AAGGAAATAAAACATTCTTTGATTCACATAATTTGACAGCTAACGTTACTACCAATCTTACTAACCTGATATGTGGATATAACGGAGATAGGCGTCTGTTTGAGCCTATACTAATCGTTGGTGCTGGTTGGTATCATACTTATGGAGATGTCTATAATAATGTATCCGCCCGTGGAGCCGTTAGATGTAACTTTAATATCTCTAATAGATGGGCATTAAATGTTACTCCTGAGTATATGTTACTTCCCAAGACTTCTCCTCTGAATCATGAGTTTAACGTCTATATTGGTGCTACCTATCGCTTTAAGTCTAGCAAGGGGGACTTTCCAATTATGAAGTTGTATAGTGATGCCGAGGTTGAAAGCCTAAACGCTTCTATTAATGAGTTGAGAGCTAAGAATGAGGAACTTATGGCTCGTAAACCAATAGAAATTGTTAAGACGGACACAATCGAAATTACTAAAGTAGAGCTTTTGACTCCAAAAATTCAATTCCTTCAAAATTCTTCAGAGATTTCTAAAACTTCCAATGTGGCTGTCTCAGAACTAGCTTCCTATATTTCTAATAGTGGAAAAACTTATGTGATTGAGGGATATGCTTCGGAAGAAGGTCCAGAAGAGTTTAATAATAACCTTGCTGTAGCTAGGGCAGAATCTATGAAGAAGGCTCTGATTAGCTATGGTGCTCCAGAGGATAAATTGGTTGTTAAGGGATGCGGAATTACCACTGAATTTGGAGATAATGAATTTAATCGTATCGTAATAATTTCCGAACAATGAAGTATAAGAAAAAAGTAGCTTGGTTAAAAGCAAAGCAAGCATGGTGGGATAAACAAGGAAAAGACTTTCAGGCTGCAACTACCAGACCTGGGTCTATTAAAACTCGATAAATCATGATTGCGTTTATAATTGTGTGCATAATGTTTGCTGCGTATATTTATTATGACCCGTATGTAGATATTACAGAGGATAATGTACTACTATGGTATAATAAAAGCGGCAATAGAGAATATATTATTCTATGGTCGAGAAAAACTTAATTAAGGCATTTGTTGCCGTTCTATTAATCGTTGTAATTTACAACATCAGCTTATGGTTATTATCCGAATCATTGTATGCTGCAAATATCTTGGGGTTGTTACTATTACTAGTGGCAATCCCAAGTTTAGTTTATAGGATATTCAAATATATTAAGAAACATTACTTAAATAAGGAAAATGAAGACAATTATTAAGATTTTGTGTGTATTAACTTTAGTGTTTGGCTTATCTAGTTGTGGCTATGAGAGAATTGATGCTGGTTATGAAGGCATCAAGGTAAATCTATACGGAGATGGTAAAGGAGTAGACGATGTGTCTCTTGTTACTGGTGCGGTATGGTACAATCCTGTTACTACGGCTGTATATGAATATCCTACATTCGTACAGACTGTGGACTATCCTCCTTTCAGTATTAATGCTAAAGATGGATCATCATTTACTGTAGACCCTACAATTTCTTTGAAGATTGTTGACGGAAATCACCAGAAGTATTTAAGAAGTATAGAAAGGAAGATATTGTAGAGGTAATTAACACTACTTTGTATAATTACGTAAAGAATGCTTTTCGCATTCAGCTGAATAACTATACTACTGATGAACTAGTAAGTAAACGTGAGGAGTTTGAGAAGTCTATAGAAGATAGACTGTCAAAGGAACTCTTGGCTGAGAATTTTCAGCTTGAACAAATGACTTCTGGTCTTCAATATCCACAGACGCTAGTCAATTCTATTGATGCTAAGAATGCTGCAATTCAACAGGCTTTGAAGGCAGAGAATGAAGTTAAGACTATTGAGGCAGAAGCTAAAAAGAAAGTAGCAGCTGCACAAGGAGAGGCAGAAGCTCTTAAGATTAAGGGTGATGCAGAAGCTGAATATAATAGAAAGATTTCAGCATCTTTGTCAGTTCTCATAGTTCAGCAGGATATGATTAAGAAGTGGGATGGAAAACTTCCTACTTATGGTCAGGTTCCCACCTTATTTAAAGACGTAGCTAATAACAAATGATGTATCTAGTAATATGCACTGTGATGGTAATCATCACGGTGCTTATCTTGAAAGATACCCATGTAACCGTTTATTACAATGGGTATAGCAGAAGTGTGGCACTTATAGAAGAAGACTATGACCTTAAAGTTCCAGTGTGGCTAGTTTTATCCTAGGATTTATCCCAGTACTGAACATTATGCTATACACAGTAGGATATTTATTCTATATAGTTCATGCTGTGTGGAATCCAGACAAGTTGTCTGGATATACACATAAGTTCAATCTAAGAGGAAATAATTTTCTAACTAGAATAGTGAAGAAGATATGGAAATTCTTAAATGTATGTGTATAACACTGAGACATCTTAGGCGAATACTTAGACATAAGTTTTGGGTAGCTTATTACTGTTTTCAGTTAGGTTTATACAAACAGGGCATCTTGCACGACTTATCTAAATTCGGATGGTATGAGTTCTCTCGTTCTGTAAAATTTTACGATGATGACACATCTCCCTTAAACAAGGAAAAAGAAATTCTAGGATATTCTAGGTCTTATTTACATCACAGAGGAAGAAATCCACACCATTATGAATACTGGGTAACTAAGCTAGACATTGGCGGTGTTCCAGTGAAGATGCCTAAAGAGTATGCTCTAGAATTGGTATGCGATTATCTGGCTGCTGGTAAAGTATACAACGGTAATAGTTTTCAAGGAGAATATAACTGGTGGATTAAGTATATAAATTCTCCTAGGGCTATCCATCCAGAAACGAAGGAATTTATCACTCAGTGTTTTAAGAATTTAGCTAGTGGTAAAGGCATGAAAAGTTTATTAACAATTAGTTATTAAAATAATTTTTAGAATGGAAATAATTAATGCAACAGATGGCTATAAATTGGGCCACCATAGAATGTATCCAGAAGGTACTGAACAAGTTTACAGTAATTGGACTCCTAGAAGTAACAAATACTTTCCAGAAGCCACTGAAGGTTCTGTAGTATTCGGAATCCAATATTTAATTAAGAAGTATCTGATTGATGAATTTAATCAGAATTTCTTTGGATTGCCCAAAGAGAAAGCTGTAGAAATGTTTTATCGAAGAGTTCATAACTTCGTGGGAATTGAGTCGTAGGATATAAACATATTGAAGCCTTGTATGATTTAGGTTATCTTCCCATTCGCATTAAAGCGTTGCCAGAAGGTTCTGTATGTCCTATCAGAGTTCCCATGATGACTATTACTAATACAAAGTCAGAGTTCTTCTGGTTAACTAATTATCTAGAGACTTTGATTAGTTGTACTCTGTGGATGCCTTGCACTTCTGCTACTAGAGCAAGACTCTATAAGAAGGAACTTAAAAGACACGCAGTACATACTGGATTTCCAGAAGATGTAAATCTGGATTTCTTGTGTCATGACTTCTCTATGAGAGGAATGGCTGGTTTAGAGGCTGCTATCATTTCTGGTATGGCACATATGACTTCGTTTGTTGGAAGTGAGACCATTCCAGCTATTGCTGCTCTAGAAGAATATTATGGTGCAAATTCTGACAATGAATTAATTGCTGCTACTGTTCCAGCTACAGAACATTCTGTAATGTGTGCTGGTGGAGAAGAGGACGAACTTCAAACCTTTAAGCGATTAATTAATGAATTGTATCCATCTGGGTTCGTTTCTATAGTTTCTGATACTTGGGACTTCTGGAATGTTATTGAAAACTTCCTTCCCAAATTAAAGAAGGATATTATGGCTCGTGATGGGCGTGTAGTCCAGATAGCGGAGACCCCGTTGATATTATTTGTGGACTGAGAACTAATCCTCACTTCCATACTAGGATGAAAGAGGGTAAGTATTATTGTTGCTATGCTCCATTTAACGATGATGCTGAGTATGTAGAAGTGTCAGAGGGTCAATATTACGGAGCATATTATATGCTTGGTAAGATATTCGGCTGGAATACTACTTCTAAGGATTATCGCTATCCTAGTACGAAAATAGGTTTGTTGTATGGTGATTCTATCACTCTTGAACGTCAGAAGCAAATCTATATGCGACTTGAGAATGCTCATATGGCAGCTTGCAATCTTGTTCTAGGAGTAGGTTCATTTTCATATCAGTATGCAAGTAGAGATAGCTTAGGCTTTGCAATCAAAGCTACTGCTTGTGTAGTTAATGGAGAATTGAAAGAAATATTCAAACATCCTAAAACAGATGATGGAACTAAAAATTCTCTTAAAGGTCTAATTGCTGTCTATCAGGACGTTAATGGCGTTAAGACCAGGTAACTCCTGAGGTAGAAAGCGGAGGCTGCTTAGAGACTGTGTTCGAAGATGGCGTCCTTAAAAAGGAGTACACTCTTAAAGAAATTAGACAGCGGATTAATGAAGGGCTTTATGGAAAGTTTTAACCATCCATTTGGAAAAGAGGCTTGCAAGAAGCGACTATTAGAAGAGTATAAAAAATACGGAAAGCTAATAGTCGCTTTCGATTATGACAACACTATTTTTGACTACCATAATAACGGAGGAGACTATAGTTGTGTTATTGAGCTGCTAAAAAGATGTGCTAGACTAGGATTCGAACTGGTATTATTTACTTGTGATGAAGATATTAGTGAATCACATAGAAAGTCTACTATAGTCTATGATATGCTTGGATTAGCTCCAGATGGAGAGCTACAGATAAATCAAAGCTCTGTATTACCTAAATCTTATAAGCCTTATTATAATATCCTATTGGATGATAGAGCGGGCTTGGAAGAAAGTTACGAAATTTTAAAATATGTTGTAGATGAAATTATTAAACTTAATTAACTTGGACAGGAGTGAGATTAACCTCACTAGATTTCCTGACGGAGAACCTCAGATAAGTTTTCCTGACGAATTTGACAGGAAAGATTCAGTAAAGGTTATATGTAGAATTACTTCTGCTGAAGAATTATTTATTCTAACTCAAGTCGGAGACATTCTTGATAGACAAGAGATTGAGTGGGATTTGTTTATTACCTATTTAATGTCCATGCGTATGGATAGAGTGATGAGCTTTAACCGCCCATTTTCTCTAAAGGTGGTCTGTAGTATCTTGAATACTATGAACTATCGTTATGTTATGATTTTGGAACCCCATTCGGAAAGAACTAAGGGATTGTTAGGAACTAGATGTTATCCTCAAAAGTTTAACTTTGAATCGCATCTGGATATTCAATCTAATATCGTATTCCCAGATGCTGGGGCTTACCAAAGGTACAAAATTCTCTCTAATAATTGGGGACATATTGTGTTCAATAAGGTGAGAGATTTGGAAACTGGTAAAATTAGGGAGTTTTCCATTGGAAGAGAGGTTAATTGTTATTATCCGACCTTTACTTTTATTGATGATTTGTGCGATGCTGGAGGAACATTCCTTGGAGAACTTAAAGTTCTTAAAGAAAGATATCCTGATGCTAAGTACGAGATTATGGTTTGTCATGCTGTAAATATTAAAGGCTTGGTAAACCTATGTAACAATTTCGACCGTGTTATAATAACTAATTCGTATTGTGATTACGGATATAAGCCTAGTAATAATAATTTAACAGTGATAGATGTATGTGGATAGTAATTCAAAAAAGAGATGGTAATTGAAGGCCCATTTTACAGGTTAACCCCAATTAACGATTCATCTCCTCGTTTCGACTTGGAGTTGTTATGCGACATTGGTGGTAAAAATCCGAGAAAAGAGTTCAAGGTAGTAGGATATGGATTCCTGCTAGAGTCTGCAGTGGAGAGATGTATCCACTATGCAGTTAGAAGAAAATTCGGAAAAGATGAAGTTGTAACTTTAGGTAAGTACTTGGATGAGTTTAAAAAAGCAAAGGAGGAGATTGAACTCCGAATCTACGGAAGTACAAGAAATTCTAGCGGAGAGGCTGAATAAACTTTGTAGGTTTCTAGATGAAGAGTACGATATTAATGCCGGAGGGTGCTGCTATGTAGCATATTGCCTGGCAAAACTTCTTAGTAAGGACAAATTCAAGTTTAGAGTAATAATATACGAAGATTATGAGTTAGAAGATAGATTTAGTGAAATTTCTGGAAGCCATTATCATTACGCTATTGGCATCGGAAATTATACAATAAATTCTGCTGAATGTGATGAGGACGAAAGCTTTTGCAGAAATATATATTATAATGTAAGAGCTTCCGAAATTCTAGACCACTACAAAAATCGTAGCTGGAACGAATGTTATAATTCAGCAAAGAATAAGTTTATCTTTAGAACTATTCAAGTATTTTATGACGACCTTACGGAAGACTTACGAGAAGGATAAACAGATTGTATATACACATGATAAGTTTATCTACTGTAGTTCGGTTTATCAAATGTGGGGATGGGGAGCAGCCCTCATGGAAGAGAAGTATTATTCTTCTGATAAACCTATCACACTTAAAAAGAAAAATTTAATTTCTGTAAAGAGAAAGAACTATTCACTGCATAGGTTTTTCGAATTACAGTTTGCTCCAGAAGAATATTTAATTAATAACGGTTTTAAAATTGTAGAAAATGAAACAGGATGTAGCTGAGTATTTGATTGACTCGTTTGTAGACTTTAAGGGTGAGGAACACAAGATTGTAGCGTGTGCTTTAAGCCAATCTCCAGAAGAGAGTGAGGATGGTTGCAAACTTGCGGTAGGTTGGGTAAACGAAATGGACGAATTTGTCTGTGTGGACGATCCAGATTACGCAGAGGTTTGCAGAGTCGTATCTGTTGGTATCAGTGTATGTCACCCGACTGATACGTTTGACAAGGAGAGAGGTAAAGCCAATGCCTACAATAAAGCTTTGCACGACCCTAAATGTCCTACTATCTATACTAGAGATAGAGGAGTAGCTAGTAAGACCTTGGTAAAGGCTTTCTTGAAGCAGGAGGTTAATTTCCTTAAAGAGAATCCAGAGAGAATTATCAAGGGTTACAATCAGATGAAAGCTCGTTTTGACAAAAAGCAAGCTCTAAAAGCTAAAGTGGAAGGTCTCTCTGACAATGAGAAACTTGTTGTGAAACTGGCAATGAAGGAAGGTGTAGATGTAGTCGGATGCGTTAAGCTCGTAGAGGAGGCTAAGGCTGCAGGTATTGAGATAAATGAACAAGACTAAGTTTTGCTATATTTTAATTGTCATAATGGGATTAATAATTATATATTTGTCTGTCCCTAAGAGAGATAGTAATCCTAGCACTCCTAATGTGCAAGAGATTGTGAGGGATTCTATCATTAGAGATAGCATTTATATAGTTAATGATTCCATTGTTGAGAAAATTAAATATATAGACAAGGAGTATGATGAGAAAGTGTCTACTATTATGTCTAGTTCTGATAGCATCAATTTGTGCTTTTTCTCAGAATACATCGACCGTTACAATAACCAGCGAACAGTTAAAGACAACTAATTTGATATTTGCTGAACATCAGAAGTTGTCCGAAACTGTTCCTTTATTGAAGAGCCAAATAACTAATTTAGAACTTATAAACAAAAGTTGGGAGAAAACGGATTCTGTTCGCAGAGTCCAGTTACTGTATTATGGAAACATAATTGAAGATAAAAATAGATCAATTGAAGGTCTTAATAAGTCTTTAAAGAAGAAGCAGAACGTAATCAAATATGGAGCTGCTGGCTCATGTGTATTAATATTATTATGCCTATTACTGAAGTAATGTTTAAGGACAAAGATGGTTTTCACTATAAATATCCTGAACGTAGCTGTACTAGGTGTAAGAACTATCCCTGTTTGCCAAATATGGACAAACTACAAGGGGACTTTGCCTCTTATGGTTGCAGGAAGTTCGAGGATATTAATACCTTTGAGGTGTGGAAACCAAAGAAGTAACTTACCATGTTAAGTTTGTAGCTGAATGTGAGGACGGAATGGGTTATGCAAATTATGTCTTTGAACGTCTAGAATATGATAATCTAGATTACAAAGACATAATGTGTGTTCGATTTCCGAATTGGAACCAGTGTTCTATGAAATTAGGTGATGTTGGATATGTATCTCTGAGATATGTAGAAGAAGGCATCGATAAATGGTACGATGGTACAGATTTCGTTCCATATAAGGAGACAAACATAATTTTCCTGAAATTTATTCATGAAAAACCGTCTCTAGAATGTGGACAAATATTATTAGATTAACATTAAAATTAGATGAACTATGAAGTATTTTTAAAGAATAATTTATGACTGTATTAGGAGATAAGCTGAGAGAGGCTTTGAATGATAAAGCAAACGATGTTAATAGCTATGTATGGAAAGGACCTAAAGTAAATGGAGTCCAGGAGGAAATAAAGTTAGTGGATGCTGATTATGACCAGCTGAAACGCTTCTATAACCACTGTGAACAAATGTTGTACAACTCAGATACCAAGAATCCGGGTCGTTTAACATTACTAGATATAGTGTCCGATCAAATACAGAGATGTCGAGCAGAGCTTCTTATTAGATGGCTTAGAGCTGAGAAACAATACACAAACACTCGCTGTTTGGAAGACCTGAGAATTACCATCAAGAATAATAAAGAGATTTTGACCAATGAGGCTATTAAAGTTTATCCTATTGGAAATATTCTTAATGGTATCCCTGTAGAGTTTAGAGAAGTACCTGTAAGTTTAGTTATGGACGCTTGTCTGGATTCTTTGGGATTGTTTGATAACTCTCATTTGACGTTGAATTTCATTGTCAAGATGGGACTTTGGTTTACACAGCAAGAAATGCAAAAGGACTTGTATCGTAAAGACCCTGTAACAGGTAAAGCTGTCAATAGACTTTTGGTGGTAAGTAAGGAACTTCGTTTGAATCCTTCTATTGCTCTTAAAATCTGTGATACTGGATTAAGTTATGCTGAGTTTAGATCGATGTGTAGACTGAAACGAGATAAATATGCAAACTTAACTAGTGATCAGTTGAGACTGTTGTCGAGCAAGGTTCTTTATCGCTTCCAGAATCAATGTGAAAGTCAAGCCAAACAGTGGAAGGACAAAATGGAAGAAATTAAGAAAGTTGCCGAACTTAAAGGTTGGGACATCACTAGAAATATAGACTAATGAAGGACCTTTTTACTCCTGTCACTCGTGATGAGCGGCAGGAGGAGTCCGTCAAAAAGTGGATTAAGTCCAAAGGAAGAGGTACAATAGTTGCTTGTACTGGGTATGGAAAGACTAGGGTTGCTACTATTATTATAGGAAAACTTATTTCTAAGTATCCTTCTATCAAGGTATTAGTAGTCGTTCCAAATTCTACTTTGCAAGAACAATGGTCTGGAATCCTAGACAGTTTGGGATATGGATTGAATGTCGAAGTTGGAATTATTAATTCCATGGCAAAGAACGGGTATGATTGTGACCTTCTAATTCTGGATGAAATTCACAGATGTCCTGCTGATACTTTCTCTTCTGTATTTACTAAGGTAAAATATAAACTTATTCTTGGCTTAACTGCTACTATAGAGAGACTCGATGGAAAGCACAGTATCATAGAAAAATACTGTCCAGAGATTGATAATATTTCTATAGAAGTAGCCAAAGCCAATGGTTGGGTATCAAACTTTTCAGAATATCAAGTTATAATAACGGTGGACGACATAGACTTGTATAGAAAATATAACAAGGAGTTTGTTCAACATTTTGAATATTTTAACTTTGATTTTGACTTAGTTATGAGTATGTTAGGTCAAAACGGATTTGTCAATAGGGCTAAGTATAGGGACGAACTATGTAACCGAAACAGCAAGCTGGATAGGAAAGAAGTTTTCAAAGAAATTACTTTTCATGCTACGGCATTTATGAGAGCTTTGCAGAGTAGGAAAAAGTTCATATACAATCATGCTAAGAAGCTAGAAATAGCCAAGGAGATAATCAAGTATAGGTCCGATAAGAAAATCATTACCTTTTCAGCTAATGTGAAAATGGCTGAAAGCATAGGTATAGGATACGTTTATACTGGAAGAGAGAGTAAAAAGAAAAACAGAATAACTATAGAGGAATTTTCCACACTTAGCTCTGGAGTGCTTAATAGCGTCCAGCTAGCTAATGAGGGTTTGGACTGTAAGGGTTTATCTGTTGGTATTGTTCTTGGTCTAGATTCCAGTCCTATAAAGAGTAAGCAGAGAACTGGTAGGGTAATACGTAAGGAAGAACCTACTAAGTATGCTGAAATGTTCACAATTGTTATTGAAAACACTGTAGAGTGTGAATGGTACAAGAAGTCACATGAAGGAGTGAATTATATAACTATTGATGAAGAGAATCTTATGAAAGTTCTAAGGGGAGAACCCTATGAGCCTTATAAGAAAAAAATACAAAATTTTACTTATCGTTTTTAATTATGGAAACTTATTACACTAAGAAAGAGTATAATGAGATGAAATCTGCACTTACTAAGAAATGTAAGTCGCTAGAAGCTAAAGTTAGTAAACTGACATCTGAGTTGAAGGAATTAAAGAAGGATTATGCAGTACTTCTTGAAACCGCCAACGAGAAAGTTGAGGACTAAAGTTTATCACGTAACTAAGTTTTAACACCTTAACAGGTAAACTAGACTTAGTGTATAGATTAGTAGAAAATCTATTAATTTGTACACGTGAGAAATCTTGAATTGAAACAACAGCTTCTGTTTTGTGAGAAATATAGTATAAATCCGAGCGAGTTGTTGTTGTTAGAAATTATTCTTATTGCCCAAGAAGGCGACGAACCAGAAATTGTCCATGAGTATTTCTCCTCTAGAGTATGTGCTCGTGGTTTTACAATAGAACTATTAACTGGGCTTCGCAATGCTGGAATTATTCATAAATCCTATAAAATTCCTGAAAAAGGAAGTGTATTTAATCCCTTAGATATTCCACTAAACAAAAATGTGGTTAAAGATTTCTACAAATGCTCATTTGAGCTAGGTAAGGAATTATGGGATACCTATCCTCAATTCGGGATAGTTAATAATTCACAAGTGGGTCTTAGAAGCGTGTCTAAGAAATTTGATACCATCGAAGACTTCTATAGGTTTTATGGTAGGACCATCAGATGGAAGCCAGAAATTCATAATCAAATTATAGAGCTAGTAAAGTGGGCTAGAGAGCATAATATTCTATGTACCACTATCGCTAACTTTGTAATAGACCATAAGTGGGAAGAACTTGAAGCACTAAAAGATGAAGGCGGAGTTAATTATGATTCCATGAGATTACTATGATTTCTGAGAAACTTCTCAATGAAATTGATAGAGGTAGACAGGGACTAAATCATGGTATTTCTATGAAACTTCCTAAGCTAGAGAGTATTATTGATGGAGTTACTAGGGAAACCTATACTTTAATTCTATCAAACTCTGGTGCAGGTAAGACTTCGTTTGCCTTATATGCTTATGTATATCGACCACTAATGGAACATCTTGATGATGATGATTTTAAGGTATTGTATTTCAGTCTTGAAATGGGAGAAGTAGCTTTGTATATTAAGCTGTTATCCATATATATATTTGAGACCTATGGAATCCAACTATCTTTTAAGAAGATATTGTCAAGAGAAAAAGAATATATTTTATCTGATGAGCATTATGACTTAGTTAAGCAATGTATGCCTTGGATAGATAAGATTAGTAAGAAGTTAGAAATCTATGACAAGAAGGTAACTCCGAAGAAGGTATATGCCATCTTGAAAACTAGGTTGGAGGAAATGGGAACCTTTTCTGAAAGTGAAACCCGCCTCGTCTATACTCCAAATAATCCTAATCTTATTTATAATGTAGTTGTAGACCATATTGGTCTTGTTGGTACAAAGCCTGATATTGATTTGTTGTCTAGCTATCTTCTTTTTCTTAGAGATAAGTGTTTTATTAGTCCTGTAGTAATACAGCAAGCTAATAGGGAGCAAGGAAATATTGAGAGGTTTAAACAAGGCAAAAGTGCGTTTACTATTCACGATGCTAAGGATTCAGGTAATACTGTGCAAGATTGTAATATCATGATTGCATTGTATAATCCTCACAGAGATGGATTGAAGACTTATAAACATTACAATATTGAGTATCTAGGCTCTTATTATAGGAGTATTATGGTACTTAAGAACCGATATGGGGATTGCGATGTTGAGGTTGGAGTAAACTTCTTTGGATGGATTAATATGTTCTACGAGCTGCCGAAGCCCGATGAAATTTATGATTATGAGAGATATACAAGTCCAAACTATATATTAGAAGATAATAGTTCTATTGTAGAACAGGAGCTAGATGATATTACAGAATTAGATAATTCAAATTCGAATTTTAATTTTGCATTAGAATAATGGCTGCTGAAACAATTGCTATCGTAGGTGAATCAGGTACTGGAAAAAGTACAAGTTTAAGAAATCTTAATTCCGAAACTACTTTTATTATAAGTACTACGGGTAAACCCCTTCCCTTCCGTGCATGGAAGAAGAAGTATATTCCCATCAAAATCGAAGGAAAGAACGTGAGTGGTAACTACTATGTAAGTTCAAAGTGGGACCAAATACTGAAAATTCTTCAAATTATTGATAAGATGATGCCACACATCAAGCAGGTAATCATTGATGACTTCCAATATGTTCTCTCTTATGAGTTCGTTGATAGAGCAACTGAAGTTGGTTATACTAAGTTTAGTGAATTAGCTCAACACGCTATGGAAATTCTGAGATATTCAGAAAAGATGAGAGAGGATTGCAAAATGATCTTCTTGACACACTCGGAGAATGTTGGAGACAATGTAAATCCTAAGTTTGTCATTAAAACTGTTGGAAAGTTGTTGTCTGAAAAGGTAACACTGGAAGGTCTGTTTACTTATATTTTCTTCACTAAGGTAAGTGAGGGAGATTCTGGTAGAATGGAGTACAAGTTAATCACTAATAATGATGGTACTTGTGTGGCTAAGACATCCTTTGGTATGTTTGAAGACCTAGAGATTGACAATGATTTGAATGAGATTATCCATGTTATTGACGCTTATAATGAAGGAGAGTAATGAAGTTAGACATACTGTTTCACTACGAGGTGAATGAACAAACTGGTGAAATTACCTATATTGGGAAAGAAGAAATTTCTGTTGACACTAAGGCAACGAAAAGTGCTACCAAGACATCTACTAAGGCTTCTGCAGCCAAGGTAGATGCTAATCCAGATCCTATTATTACGCTTGATTCCAACAAGTTAATATTAACTCAGGGAGCTGTAGACCTATTACAGGTTTGTGCAGATTGTCGAGTAGACATCAAGTATAAGAAGAAGGATAAGAAAGCAGTTCCTATTATTGGAACTGATGCCGCTTTTGGAACTAAAAGTGGAAACAAGTTAACAAAGAGTAATACTGTAAGTTATAGAGGTGCAGCTAATGAAAAGCTCTCAGCTTATGGTACTACCTTTAAACTAGAGCCTACAGAGGATAAAGGAATTTATTATCTAGTAGGAGATAAGATACAGGAAGAAAACTCTGTACCTGATGAGATAATTGATATTGAGAATGAACTCGATATAGAATCATTAGATAATATAAACATAGACGAAGATGACAAAGACTTAGAAAAATTTGATTTTAATTTGAATTAATTATGGCATTTAATTTTGGTATATCAGCAGACTCAGCAGTAAGAAACACACGTCGTCCTTTAACTCCTTGGAACATCCATGATGTAAAATTCATGGGATGTGAAATCAAAGAATTTGATGGTAAAAAGGATCCAACGGCTCATTATAAAGTTCTAGCAATCAACTTTGAGAACGAAGAGGGTTACTTCTCTGTAACCCAATTCTTCCCTAAAGCTGGCGATGATGAGAGACGTGAGTTTGATAGTAAGAATGGTGGAAAGGTTATCATGCCTTCCAACTTCGAGACTTTGATGGCTGTAGTTAAGCAGACTGCACAGGTTCTCAATCCTGCAGGATTTGAAAAGATGCAAGCAGCTAGCTCTAAATTTAAGAGCTTCGATGATGTAGCTAAGGCTCTGATTACTATAACTGAAAAAGTTAAAGGTACAGAGACTAAGTTGAAGTTGATTGGTAGAAACCGTGATGGTAAAGTAGTTGCTGATATACCTCGTATCGTAGGTATTAACAAACAAGGTGAGTCGTTCATCTCTGATAACTATATTGGTGACAAGCTGTTCTTCTCTGACTATGAGGAGGGAGAACGTCAGAAGTATCTGAAAGCTAAGCCTACCGAAATGAAGTCAGAAGACCCGATTGCAGATGTTGCCGGTGTAGATGCTGCACCAGGAAATGACTTCGATCTTGACAACTTGCTATAATGATTTGTTAGTAGAGTAATTCATAAATTCCTTAGTGACTATGTTTGATTATACTTTTGAACCCAAAATTACTAAGGAATTTCTTCTATCTAAGAACAATGAGGAGACTTACATGACTTATTATCTGGGTATTCCAGTTAAGAAAGGACTGTTCAAGTCTCCTTTGCGTAGTGACAGTCATGTCACCTGCAGCTTTTTTAGAGGAAAATCTGGAAACTTATATTTTAAGGACTTTGCTTCCGGAAAATGTTTGACATTCGAAGGGGTAGTTATGGAAAAGTATAATTGTAACTATCACACTGCTTTAAAGATTATAGCTAAGGACTTTGGATATACTAAGGATTCTCCTGTAAAGAAGATTGCAGTAAAAATCCAGCCGAAATTTGAGGAAGAAAAACAAACCTTCATCCAAATAGAAGCTAAGGAGTTCTCAGAACCTGAGTTGAAGTGGTGGGGAAGCTTTGGTATTACTAAAGATATTCTACATAGGTTTAAGGTATACAGTTGTAGTACTGTATTCTTAAATGGAAATATATATGCACAGTCTGCCCAACATAGTCCTATCTATGGATATTATTTTGGGAAGAAAGAGAACATCGAGCAATGGCGTATTTATATGCCAAAACGAAAGGAGTTTAGATTCATAGGTAATGTTTCTACTAAGACTATTCAAGGCTATAAACAATTAGCTAAGACTGGAAAACTGGTAGTAATAACTAAGTCTATGAAAGATGTAATGTGTTTATATTCTTTAGGAATACCAGCTATAGCTCCCAACTCTGAGACTCAGTTTGTTTCTGACAAAGTTTTAGAAGAATTAAAGCAGAGATTCAAATACATTGTGTTGCTATATGATAATGACCTAACTGGAGTTCGTTTTACTAATAAGATTAGGAAACAACATCCAGAATTAATCGTATCAATGATTCCCAGAAACACAGGAGCTAAGGATATAAGTGATTACTATAGGGACTATGGAAGAAAAGCTACTCAGGAGTTGATTAAGTTAACTATTGACAAATTTAAAAGAAATGGTATTTTACGTAGTAATTAATGATACTGGAGAAAACTTTATTTCTGGAGACGAAGAAGCACTAATATCCAAATTTCCTAGACAGACAGTATATAGGTGTGAGCTTCCAGCCGGAGCGTGTGTAAATACACAAGACTTATTGGACTTTATAAATGAGCAACTCGTTATTGACTAGAGAAACCCTAGAGATGTAAAGTTAATGAAAAAATAAATAGAATAAACGGAATGAAAAAGTAGACTAATACAAGTGTTACAGCTACATTTAAAAATGGAGAAAAGAAAACCTTCGAAACTATAGAAGAAGCCTCAGAAGTAACTGGCTTAGAGATAAACTCTATTAAAGCTAGGGCTAATAAACCTGGCTCTGGAGCTAAATCGAAAGATGGAATTACCTTTGAATGGGCAGATCCTGCAGTTAGAAGAAGTAAGCAAGCGAAGAAAAGTAAACAAAAAGGTTCTCAATATGAGTTAGAAATAATTCATAAATTGAGAGATGTTGGATATGAAGGATGTGTATCTAGTAGAAGCCAGAACAAACTGGCTGATGCTGACAAAATAGATATTGTTGATATGAACAATGAACTTCCAGTTAATATCCAAGCCAAGTTTACCCAAAATATGCCAAACTATTTTGACATTAGGGACGCTTGTAGTGATAAATCTAAACCGTTCTGTATATGTTGGAAGAAGGCAGGAAAGAACGGGGCACCTAGCGTGGGTCAAGTAGCTGTAATACCTATAGAATATTTTTATGAATTGCTTAAGAAATGAAAAAGTTAATAGTTAAAGGTCCAATTCCTACGATTAAGAACTGTGTAGTTAATGACTTTGATGACGAGTATGCCCTCTATTTGAGGACAGCTAAGAAGAATTGGAGAACTGAGGAAGCATTTTCTCTAGAATTTGACTCTACATTATCTGATTTGAAAAAGAGTCACTTTGTCTACGTGGATAGAGAAGACCTTGAACTTTTAATTAAGAAGCGATTAAATGTTATTGAAGTAATCGAGTTATGAACACATATTTATTTCCATGGCATACAGATGAAGTCTGTAGAATTGGTAAAGTGGTAGCTAGAAGCTACGAGGATTGTGAAGAAAAAATAAAGAGTATGTATATAAATAAGTACGACGATTTAGATGATCTTCTGGATTATGATGATTTCTGCGAAGAACTTGCCGATAAACATGGGATATATTTAGGAGAAGTATCTGAGATAAATGAATTTATGTAATCCATTGAGAATAGCACTAGACTTGGATGATACTATCTTTGACTTTTGGGGAGCTTACAAGGCTCTATTTCCAAGGGAATCTGATTTAGTTGAACACGTAATTACACGGAACGTAGTAAGTCTTCGCTATAATAAGGAGTTTTGGGAAAATTTACCCTTGCTAGAGAAACCAAATTTTGAACCATATATTTATGCCACAAAGAGAATAAACAGTAAGGTTTATACTAGGAATTGTCTAGCTAAATACAATTTACCCATAAGACCTATTTATCAAATGTATTATCAGCATGGAAATAAGGCTGACTTGATAAAAGGCAAATGCGATGTATTAATTGATGATAGTATTAGTAATGTACAAATGGCTATCAATTCTGGTCTTCCAGCCCTGTTAATTGACAGACCTCATAATCAGAATGGAGGCCCATTATTTCGCATTTATAGTTTAGATATTAACGAAATTAGATTTGCATATGAATTAGAATTAGAGACTTTAGGATGGAATTAAAAGACATCAAGCTTAGACCTCTGCTAGACACGCTAAGGTTAGAGAAGATAAGTGATAAGGTGTATTTTTCCGAGCAATATAGTGGATATGTAAGTAATTCTCGTTTAGGATTAATTAATCCTAGGCAAGATGGAAATCCGGATAAATTTTTTACTGGATTTAAAAATACTTTCTCTTCCGCATTTGAGCTTGGTAGTGCTGTACACGAACTCGTATTACAGCCAGATAGTTTTGAGCTTTCAGAAGATATTGGTAAACCGACTGCTAAGTTGGGAGCAATGGCTAATGAGCTTTATCCAGTTTTCCTTAAAGGAGACGTAAAATTTGATGATGTGAAGGCTGCTTCAGATAAAATCGAATATTACAAAGGAAAACTTACCAAAGACCTAGCTAAGTCTGTTATTGAAGCGTCTACCAATTATTGGAAGAATAGACAGCTTAAAGAATTTGATTTGGCTCAGGATAAGGAAATCATATACCTTGATAATAAGTCACTAGAAATTGTAAAATCTTGTGTGACTGCATTAAATAGCAATAAGCAAGTACAGAAACTTTTACATCCTGAAGGGATAACTAAAACACCTATTTCTGAAAATGAGCAAGCTATTTTATTGGACGTGGAAGCTACTTGTCCCAACGGCAAGAAGTTCATTTTGCACTTAAAGTCCAAATTAGATAATTATACCATAGATACGGAGACTAACACTATTGTAGTGAATGATATAAAAACTATTGGTAAGATTGTCAGTGAAATCGACAATAATATCAAGAAGTTTCATTACAGTAGAGAGTTTGCAATGTATTTATATCTTCTGAAGCTATGTGCTGAGAAGTTCTATCACCTAAAGAATCCTAAAATCCAAGCTAATTACTTGGTAGTTTCTACTATTCCAAACTTTTATAGTAAGGTTAGACCAGTTACTTATGGAGAATTACGTGAGGGATTTCATGAGTTTAAAACTCTATTGAAGTATGTAGCATATCAGATAGGTTATAGAGACTATTCTCTGGATGAACGACCTTCAAAATATCAGCTTTGAAAAATTGTCAGCAATTTATAGCAAATACTTTACCTTAAATTACCTAAATAGCAATATGGGAGATAAACTAGCTTGTATTGCTCTCACTTGTTATATAACTAATGAGTTAAGGAAAAAAGGTCAAAAAGTAACTTGTTATGATGTTCTCCTAAAAGTAGGTAACGACTTTGGGGAGGTGGAAAAAAATACCTTCCTGAAGTCCCTAGGGGCCATTTGCGAGGATTTAATGTATGGGTGTAATACTTTCCTTGACTTTGGAATAAAGCCCAAGGATATGCCCAAACAACTCAAAATTTTGCTAGACAATTATGTACCATTTTAATGTTAAAAATTTTTATGATATATCTATTAAGAAACAACAACTTTTTGAAGATAGGCTTCGCTAAAGATGTCTAGAGGAGAATGAAGTGCTATAATACCTGCGCCTTTGGATATCAATTGTTAGATGTAAGGGATGGAGATAAACAGGTAGAAAAGCTACTCCATAAGATGTTTAGAAAATACTAGGTAGCTAAGGAATGGTTTGAAGATAACAACTATATTATCTTACACTTTCATGATAGTGTAGAGAGACTAGTAGAATAGTCTCAAAATATTGCCAAGTAGAGAAAATACATCAGAGTCTGGACCTCAAGGGGCATATTCTATAAGGATTACGATTCCATATAGGAATGTTCATAGAGTTTAGGTTTTCCGATATAGGATATAAAGAATGCTTTAACTAATAAAAAGACAAAAGTCGGAAATTTTATTATTTAGCATAAGGTGTGTGACTAGGGTCAATTTAACACCCTTTAACATAAAATTAACATTTAAAGATTGGGGTTTCCCTAAATTACGAAGTATAATTGATTACATCAGTAAGGGAAACGATACTGATTAGATACAGAAAAATAGTTCTAGATTATATGTTAATGATTTATGTTTAAAATTTTTTATTTATTATGAGTACAACGATTTTGAATTTTAAGAAAGTAGAAGTAGTAGCAGAAAGCAAAGAAGCAGCAATCGCACAAGTAGAAAGCACATTGTTCCACGTAAACGGAGATGCAACACAGGCTTACAAAAATTGGAAAGCTAAACAGACTAAGGGTATCACAGAGCGTGATGTAAAAGAGTTCATGCTTGAATATCTTGCAAAGAAAAGTAAGAACTGCCCTGGTGCTGGTTATTTGATTACTGTTGAATCGTCTGTTGCTGACACTCGTGAGCGTCCGTATAAGATTGACGATGTTAAGGGTGATGGAAAACGTAAGTTTAAAACATTCTACAAGTGGATTGACAAGGAAACTCAGACAGTAGTTTGTCAGGTTGATACTAACAAGGCTGACGCTAAGAATGCAATTAAGGAGCTGTATAAGAGCTGTAAGTACAAAGGAAATGCTGAGTTAGTAAAGACTAAGGATGTTGTTGAGGGACAAGCTGTAGTAGCAACTGCACAATATACTCCTTCTAAGAACACTAAGAACGGTACTTGGATTGCTTTCGGTATCGAAGCCTAATTTCTTAAAGATATAAGTTTTAAAAGGAAGATTACCTTAGGGTGGTCTTCCTTTTTTATTTTGAGATAAATTTAAGTTTGATAGATATAAAACGTAATTTAATTATGAAAGTGTAACAACTAATTAACGATTAAATGGATAAATGGAAACGGTACACAGGTGAAGAAATCCTGTATAATGCTTTGGACGAGAATGGGGTAGTCAGTAATGAACCTATGTTAGAAGATGCAGTAAAACTAGGTATAAGCACATCCTCTAATGGGGAATGTATACTACTAAAGTTTTATTGGACAGATGGATTTGGATGGTACTTCAAAGATGGAAAAATAACCTTTATATTGCACGAATGCAAAGTAGGGGATTCTGTTGTGGGTAGGACTATGAGAGGATACAAAACTTGCCTAAAGAAAGCACTTCTTCAAGATATAGGTTATTACTTCAAAATAAAGAACTACCAATATACCAAGTTTAGTAAAAAATTAAAAGATTTGGCGGAGGAGTTTGGTTATACAGATATCAATAAATTCATTATTGACCACTTTGGGATGTTTTTGATAACAACTCCGAAGTTTGTATGTCATGCAACTATGACTGAAGATATTAAAAGATTAATTAATACCTTAGAAGATTCAATATCTGAAGCTACAAGTTCCCCAAGTGAGTATTGGGGAGATAAGACATCTAATATGAAGCAAATTATGCTGGATTTTGATGCAGATGACCTACCGTTTGAGATGATGCCAGACAGAGTAGATTTGGCAGACACTGGAGAGATACTTAATAGTATATTAAAAGAAGAAATAAATGGAATTGACGATTGAACAATTGATGCAGGGAAAGGCAACTAGAATTAAGGATAAGGAGTATTTTACTACAGAAGCTTATGTGACTCCGTTTATAGACAGAGTATCTAAGATGACTGATAACTTTATCATTAATGCTAAGCCTGCCGACCAAATATCACTTACTAAAGACGGGGAGATTAATTTTGACGATGTAATATACAATAGAGTTTGGATTCAAGGAGTTTTACCTGACGAATATGCTTGGGACAATCATAAGAGAGTAATCAGTATGATTTATGCTCTAGATACTCGTAAACCATTAGTTAAGTTCTATGTAGGAGCTTTGAATATGGCTTGTCTAAATCTTTGTGTATTTAATCCAGAAATGTTAAATGTTTCTGAGCTAGAGCCTGAATCTGCTATTAACTATAGCTTTTTGAGAAATGCTATGTCAATGACAGACGAAACTAACTTGATGCTTAAGAAGCTTTCAGAGATGGAATATAAGAAAGATGATATATACGCTGACCTAGGCCACTGGGTTGATAATTGCATCAATTCTAAAATCAATATGGGATTTGGTTCTGTAAAATTAGCTGAATCTGCTCCGATTGACGTTTATAAAGATTTATTTTATGATGAAAAATCTAAGTATTATACGACGGACAATGTTGTAGACGGATTTACTGTGTATAACGCATTTACTGACCTGATTACCCAAGATAAGAGAGATTTGGTTAATAAATTTGAGAAGACATTGTTAATTAAGGACGTAATGGGTATTTAATATGCGGGTAGTAAAAAGAGACGGAAGTTTACAGGAGTTTGATAGTAATAAAATAGTAGAAGCAATATCTAAGGCATTTAACGCCTGCTGCCCAGATGAGAACAGAGACGTTATTAATGCTATGGTATCAGATATGCATTTATGGGATGGAATTACTATTGAAGAAATTCAAGATGTTGTAATTGAGACCTTGAGAGACTATGGTTATGATGATGTAGCCTCGGCTTATTCTCAATATAGAAGTGAGCAATCTAGGCTTAGAGAAATCATAGCTAAGATTAGTTATCAAGACAACTATATAAATAGTTCTGAAAATGCAGCCACTTCATCTGAAACAGATGGAAATGCTAATGTTGTATCTAAGAATGTTGCTACATTAGAAAGTGAAGACAGAAAGCGCGAAAACAGAGAAATTCAACGCTATCGTATGAAGAAGAAATTAAAACTTCTTTATCCTGAATTATCTTCCCAATATGCTAGAGACTTAGATAGTCATATTATCTATACTCATGATGAAGCTTCTACCTCAGTACTTAAACAGTATTGTATGGCAGTTTCATTATATCCCTTAATGCTTGAAGGAGTAGGCAATATCGACGGAGTTACTCCTGGCCCTCCTAATGATTTGCAGTCATTTAGTGGACAGGTTACTAACTTAGTATTTCTATTGTCTTCTCAATGTAAAGGAGCAGTTGCTGTAGGTAGCTATTTTATTGCACTTAACTATTATATTATTGCTGAATACGGAGAAAAGTGGTATGAGAAGCTCGATTGTATATGTACTTCGGAACATTCTCTTATTAAGAGAACTATCGAAGACTCCATCCTTAAAGCTTTTAAACAGTTTGTTTGGGGAATTAATCAACCTGCTGGAAACAGAAGTTATCAATCTCCCTTTACTAATGTTTCGTACTACGATAAGACCTATTTTGAATCTCTATTTGGAGAATTTTACTATCCAGACGGAACTAAGCCAGAATGGGTAGCAATTGATACTTTACAGAGATTGTTCATGTCTTGGTTTAATAAACTTCGCTTGAAACAAGTTCTGACATTTCCAGTAGAAACCTTTGCTATGGTGCATGACGGTAAAGACATTATAGATAAGAACTATAAAGACTTATGTGCAGAAATGTATTCTCAAGGTCATAGTTTCTTTACCTATATCTCAGACAGTGCAGATAGTCTTGCATCTTGTTGTCGTCTTCGTAATGAATTAGCTGAAAATACATTTAGTCCTACCTCTGGTATGACTGGTGTAAAGACAGGTTCTTGTAATGTTATTACTCTGAATATTAACAGAATTGTCCAAGATTGGGCTAGACAAGAAACTACTTGGTGGAGTGAAGATGGAGACAAAAATCTCTTGCATTGTAAAGATAATGTTGCCCTACTCAAAAAATATCTAATAGATATTCTAGAGAGAGTATACAAGTATCACATTACCTATAAGACCATGCTCTATGAGTGGGAGGATAAGAAGATGTTTGCTTCTTCAAATGGAGGTTATATAAACATCAAAGACCTATATAGTACTATTGGGCTAAATGGTCTGAATGAAGCTGCTGAGTTCTTAGGAATGAAGGTATCTAATAATCCAGAATATTTTGAGTTTTTACAGCTCATACTTGGAACAATAAAAGAGCAGAATAAACTTCATTCTATCCATGACAAAAAGCGCCCCTTCTTATTTAATTCTGAAGTCGTTCCAGCAGAGGGACTTGGTGGTAAGAATTATAAATGGGATAAAGCAGATGGCTATTGGGTTCCTGAAGATAGGAATCTATACAATAGTTACTTCTATAATGCCCATGATGATACATCAGTGTTGGATAAGTTTATACTTCATGGAAGGCAGACTTATCAGTATACAGATGGAGGTAGTGCAGCTCACATTAACTTGGAGGAACATCTGTCTAAGGAGCAATACTTGAAGCTTATAGACTTTGCTATTCAGCAAGGAACTAATTACTTCACGTTCAATATTCCTAATAGTAAGTGCGAGGATTGTAAACATATTGTGAAAGCTCCCATTAAGGTATGTCCTAAATGTGGAAGTGAACATATTACTCAATATACCAGAATTATTGGCTATCTAAGACCTATCACTGCTTTTGGTAAGGATAGAAGAATAGAAGCTGAAAGAAGAACATATTCAAAAAATGTATAAAATAGAAGAGTTTGTAGGAACAGCTGCTGAGCTGGAGAAGTTCCTTAATGAAATGCAAGTTATTAAACATTTTAATCTATCTCATATAGTATCTAGACAAGCTAAAACTTTTGCAGGACCTGGATGCTCAGTTGATAGAACCGTTTATACCTTAGTATTTTATGGGAATGACGAAGAAAAGAAGAGACAAATATATCTTGAATATGCTAAAGAAAACTTATGTAAAGATTGCTTGACTTGTGCAGACTTCGGGTATTATTGTAGAGGAAATAAAGAAAGATGTAATGCGTGGAAATACGATGAAAAAGCACATTATAGAATTGATAAAGTTGTATGAGTAAAGTTTTAATTATTCCAGATGTTCACGGTAGACCATTCTGGAGAAAAGCAAAAGAGAAGATTAATAGTGTGGATAAGGTAGTCTTTTTAGGGGACTACCTCGACCCATATGGTTATGAAGGTATTACTAGAGAGAATGCGATAGAGGAGTTTAAAGAGATTATCCAATTCAAAGTTGATAATCCCGATAAGGTAATACTACTCCTTGGAAATCACGACTGTGCTTATTGCTATGATTTCGGAAGTGCTTCTAGGTATGATTACGCTAATGCAGAGCTAATTAAGGAAATGTTTGAGAATTTCAAGTCTCTATTCCAACTCAAATACTTCTCGGAAGGTATTCTATATACTCATGCTGGAGTTACTAATGATTGGTTAAAGAGTATGGATTTTACTATTACTGACCTAATTACTAAGCCTGAGGACTTTCTAGTTGGCTTCCTATGGGAAGTATCTCGTATGAGAGGAGGGTGGTCTAATACAGGCAGTATGGTATGGAGCGATGTCGGAGAAGGAGATAGAGAGTCTACATATTATCAAATATTTGGGCATACTCAATTGGAATCAGAACCCATTATTACTGACAAGTTTGCTTGCTTAGACGTAAGAAGACCTTTTATATTAGATACAGAAACTAAAAAGATTGAGGAGTATGCTTAAATATGTTGATGCCAGAGTAGTCTTTCAGGAAATTCCGGATGAGATTACATTAGCTATAAATATATCTAACTGTCCTTGTCATTGTAAAGGATGTCATAGTCAATACCTAGCCGAAGATATAGGTAAACCATTAATTGAATATCCGCAGGGGTTCTCTGATGATTACATTATTCATCTAGACGAACTAATTACAGATGGTATTTCGTGTATAGCATTTATGGGAGGGGATTCTGACCCTCACTTAGTAAATGTGTTAGCTAGTTTTGTTAAAGATTATTATCCGAATTTAAAAGTGGCATGGTACTCAGGTAGACAAGAACTATCAGAGCACGTGAATATGAAGCATTTCGATTATATCAAGCTAGGTCCATATATTGAAGAAAACGGGCCTTTAAATAGTAAGACAACTAATCAAGTTATGCTTCATATAGATAATAGCTGTGGAAAACCCATAGTTAAAGACATAACATCACGTTTTTGGAAATGATTCTTAAGGTTGCATATGATGATAACAGTCAACATCTGGTTGACGAATTAAAAAAGGTTCTTTCTAAATATCCTTTAGTAGAATTACAAACTTACCATGAAGGCTTGTTTAAGGAACGTAAAAACGCCTTCAAGCTTAAGGGAGGTTTTAGCGCTAGACATACTCCATTTGCTGTATTAATTGATAATGATGCAGCTCCAGTAATGGCATTCTACAGTGAAGCTAATACTTGTACCATAGAAGAGATAATGAAAGCATTAAATAATCCTGTAGTGTATGGTAGAATTGAAGGCTAAAGATATTATTGAAAGGAAGAAACTTCTGATAAAAGGACTTGAAGAGAATATCTTCAAGGACTTTACTGAAGAAGAAGAAAATCTCTTGCACTCCAAGCACGGAATGATTAAAGTTAGTCATAGGTCAGGCGCTGGTAAAGTGTACGAAGGGATAACTGGAGCGTTTAAGGTTGGGCTTCCTCTAATTATTGATAGTGAGCCGACTAAGATAATACAGAGAATTACCATGATAGATTGGGACTCTAGTATGTTCCAGGATGCAGATGGAGAGTGGTTTATATTTGAATTTACTCCAATAAGACTCTACGAATTAAGTGTATGATAAGAAAATTTACTAACATCGTTTGTGTATATTACAACGACAAAAATTATATTCCAGCTAAGTATAATTGTCCAGACTTAGAGATTGATGATGTAATTCTCAACCTGACTACAAACAAGGAACAGAATTATGAAAAGATTTCTGAGATTATTGTTGATTATGCCTTTGCTTTGTTCTGTAACAAATCTGATTTAAAAGATTTTTCACAAGACCATAAGAAGTATAAGAGGCAGAACTGGAAATTGCTCGACTTTAGGGAAATAATTAAAACAACAGAGATAAAACCAAAAGATCAGAAATGAAATATGGAGTTATTTTAGCTAGGTTTCAGCCCATTCACAATGGGCACCTAGCTTTAATTAAAAAAGCTTGTTCAGAGAACGATAAGGTTCTTTTGTTAGTTGGTAGTGCTGATAAAGTAAACAAGCGTAATCCTATTCCTATAAAGGTTAGGATAAAATTACTAGAAACTGCCTTAGAGGACGAAGGTTTACTTAGTAGATGTATCATTCAGCCTCTTAATGATTTGACTGATGAGTCTGATAACTCTCAGGATTGGGGATTCTATTTATATGCTAACATAGTTAGTATTATAAAAGAGTCCCATTTTAATATCTACTATAGCGATGGATACGAAATTATTACAACATGGTTTCCAAAGTTTATGCTGAAGGGTTATATATCAATGACTCTCATGGCAAGAGAACAGGTAGAAGAAGGTATATCGGCTACTGTTGTAAGAGATGCCCTAAGATCTAATTTAAGCCTAGAAGGACTAGTTCCTAAGTGTGTTATAGATGCAAGATTTTATTTAACTGAATTTATTTTATTACATGAAAGTACTCATAATTAATAAATCAAGACATCAACTTCCTCAGTATGAAACTCCCTTATCAGCAGGTATGGATATTAGAGGAGACTTTAGTAGAATTAAGTTAGTAGACAATAAGCCTGAGAAATTCTTTTTCGATGCTGATGTTGTAGCTATTAGTAAAATTGAAGATCCAAATGGTCCATTTGTGGTAGACAAGGAAGGAAATCTTACTGATAGAAGAGTTCCTAGTATTCCCGTTGCTTCTACTATTGAAATAAAGCCCGGAGGTAGATGTTTGATTCCGACTGGATTGTTTATAGCTTTACCTAAGGGTTACGAGGCGCAAGTTCGACCACGAAGCGGTCTTGCATTAAAATTGGGACTTACTGTCCCTAATTCACCTGGAACCATTGACGCCGACTACAGAGGAGAGATTGGAGTTGTATTAGTGAACACTTCTAATGTCCCAGTTAGAATTACTGATGGAGAAAGAATTGCCCAAATAGTTATTGCTAAGCATGAAACTATAGAATGGGAAGTTGTTGAAGAATTACCTTCCACTGAACGAGGAGAAGGGGGATTTGGACATACCGGAGTATGATATGGATATTAATGGTATTGGGGTTATGTAATTTAGCCCTAATACTTTGTCTCATGCGGAGAGTTGAGGACATTAGTAATCAAATCAAAACTAATTATCACTTTATTGATGATACAAGAGACAAAGTCAAGTATCTAACTTCTCTAATGGATATACGAGTGAATATTCCAGAAGAAATCGAGAAGCAATTTGGTAAGATGAAAAAGGAAATTGTTGTTAAAAATGTATTAAAAGTACCATGACTAAAGAGGAATTGAGGTCTAAAATATTAGAACTCGAAGAAGCTATGAGAGAAGAAGACAGCAAGTCTACCACAGCTAAACTAAGTGATGAATGGGATGAATTAATGAGTAAGTTGGAAGATGTTATCTATGGCGAACTCGAAGGTGTTGCAGTTAAGATAGTCACTGAAAAAATTGTTGATAAATACGATGTAGACACTGATATATTAATTGCAGAGTATATGGAAAGTGGAGACCTAGAGGAATCATTTAAGATAGCAGCCGGCGATTGCGGTTGGAAGACAGATATTACAAAAAGAATATTAAAATAATTACTACTATGACTAAAGAAGGATTTGTAAAGCTTATTGAAAATGTCCAGAACTATTCTAAGGAATTGGATAGATGGTCTGATTTTGGAATTGATTTGTTTGAACTTCCTATATCCGAACTCGGTTGGGGATTCTTAAATACAGTACTTCCGGAATTGTTCTCTGATGAAGGAGTGGACTGGGTTAATTGGTGGTTGTTTGAGAAGCCTGGACTATTCAAAAATAGTCTTCCTAATGAAGCTTATGATGAAGACGGAAATATAATTCCTACTGATACTATAGATGATTTGTGGAACTTAGTTAAGGACTATCAGAAATGACACTAGAAGAACTTAAAAAGAAAGTAGTCACTATTACAGTACACAAAAATATTGTATTAGGAGAAGATTTACAGGAAGAATGGCTAAAGAAATATATAGAGGAAGAGTTCGTTAGCGATGAAGAGCTTTTGAAAACCTTAATCGAGAATGAATATGACTACAGTGGACTAGATGATGTATTAGACTATGATGATTATAAGGTAACTATTCATGATTAAATATTTGTTAAGCAAAGCCTCAACTGGCAAATTTAGAGTTGTATATTTATCTACTACAGAACAGTGGGATGAAGAAAAAGCTGGATTTGTAATTAATAGAGTTACTGGACAGCTACATGGAAAGATGACAGAACAGCCAGAAATCGTTATTACTAAGGGTAAGGCTGGTAGAACGCATAGAGAGCAGCTTGAGTTACAGTTTAAGTCTGAGCTTAAGAAATATTTAGATAAAGGTTACAAGGAAATGGAAAATGATCCAGAAACCTATAGTGAAACGCAATTGGAGGAGTTTTATGGAGACATCAAGACGGACCAGAATGGATTTGCAAAGCATATGCTTGCAAAATCTGCAGATAAGGTTAAAGAATCCTCAATCAATAAGGTTAAGTATTGGTATGCTAGCCGAAAAATTGATGGAGTTAGGTGTTCCTTCTACTACAAGGATGGTGAGATTTTATCTGCTTCTAGGGGAGGGGGAAATTATGACTATTCAACAGGTCATATCAGAAGAAATGAGAAATTGCTTAAGTTCTTCGAATCTCATCCCGCTTATATACTTGATGGAGAGTTGTATAAACATGGTAAAAGCCTCCAACAAATCAGTGGAGCAGCTCGTCTTGAGAAGAACGCAGTTGACTGTGACTGGCTTGAATATTATGTTTACGACATCATGATTCCTGGAATGAAGTTCTCAGATAGATTAGAGATTCTTAAGCAGTTGCAAAAGGAACTTAATCTTGGATTTGACCCAAATAGAGAATGGGAAGAAGGAGAACTTCAAATGCAATTAGTTCCACAGGAGAAGGTTTCTGGATATGAGAATATAATGAAACTCCATGACCAGTATGTATCAGAAGGTTGGGAAGGTGTAGTGTGTAGAAATCCTGATAAGGAGTATGGCTTCGGAAAACGTACTAATGATATGCTTAAATTTAAATTCTATAAAGATGCAGAGTTTGAAATTACTGGCTTATCAGAAGGTCTTCGAGAAGAGGATATGTGTTTTACGTTAATAACTGAAGATGGTATAGAATTTAAGGCTAAGCCGATGGGTTCTAGAGAGCTTAAGCAGCAGTATAGAGAAAGACTTAAAGAGCTTATTGGAAAGATGGCTACTGTTAAGTATTTCTATCTATCTGATGAAGGAACACCATTACAGCCTGTTCTAAAGTGTATTCGTGACTATGAGTAAAAATGAAAAAGATTAACTACAGACAGTATTACTATGGAGGTAACTATGCCGATATGGAATTACAAGTTCCAGATGAGTGTAGTTTATACGAAATAGGAATGATTAATACGTCTCACAAGGTTCAGGATATAGAAGAGGAAACCTGGACAAAGGCATATGCAATGTTATGCCCAACTGAGTTTGAAGATTCTACCCTTCTAGGAAATGTCTATTTTAATTACATAGACGATGTATTTATTACTGATTCTGAAATAGCTGTTCTAGACATAGAATCTGCCCCACGATTTAGTGGGGTATACTCTGTTATGTATTACAAAGACAAAGAGTCAGAATCCAAATTTTCAGCCTATTTATTAAGTAAGATTGGAGATATAGGAGAGGCTAGTCCGGATGAATTAACGGAATTAGTAGAGATAGGAAAAGAGTGTAAGAAAATATGCTCTATATGTATGCTCAGGAAACTTACATATACCGGAATAGAAGCTAGTAATGTATGTTTCAAGGATTGGGTTTATGGAGAAGCTATGGCTTCTATGAGTATTATCAATATAAAATTCGGAAGAATCTTTATGGAGGAACTTACTACTGATGAAAACATATCAGAGTTGTTCTTAAAGGAGTCTGAGAAAATCTATAAATCTATTATTAACAATGAATGATGTAGAGAAACGCTATATCTGGCTAGTAAAGCATCTGATATGGAATGGTTCTAAACAGAAAAATGGTGTCTATTGGGTAAAGATTACTAAAGAAGACGCCTCTCTCCTAGAAGAAAAGTATGAAGTGTGTGATACACGAGCTTTAAAGGGAGGAATAAGAGCGAATGTTATAAAAATGTGTGATAATTTTATTGTACTTGATACGCGATGAAATACGAAAAGTTTGATATTTTGAAGAAAGCTAAATACTCTATTATTCCGAATAATAGGGAATTGTATATAGTATATGTGGAGTGCGATGGGGATTATATGAGAGATACTCTAGAATTTGACAAGAGTTCTTTTGAAGAGGATGAACTCCTTTTGTTAGTGTTGTCTTATGTTAGCAAATATTCTGGCAAGTTCTCAGAGGGAAAAAGTTGGAATGACGGACATCATGTAGACGAAAACGAAGATTTTCCCTGGTTGAGTAACTACTTATCAGAAAATGACATTCTAATCTTTGCTGGAATGTGCGATACGATGTGTCATAGTGTGAGTGGTATAGACATTGTGTACTATGATAATGATGGAATAGCCAACAAGGTAAAGCTTCCAGACGTAGATAACTTATTTGAGAGAAAAGAAGAGTTTGTAGATTACCTAAATAAACTGTACAAAGAAAATAGAGAATGGAACTGATTTTAAAGAGACTTGTGAGGTTAAAAGAGAGTACACAATTGATGCTCAAGATTTTATAGAATGGCTAGATGGAGAAGATCCCAGCGAAAGCCTATTAGAGGAATACATAGTTTCTGAAGTCTTGCCTTATGAGGGACCAACTGATGAAATTGAAGGTACCTTAGCATCTGAGATAATACATGCTGATGACTTTCTAGACTTATTAGAGGATGAATAATGGAGGAAATCTTCCCGACAAGTTCAAAATAGCTAATCAAGAAATAACCGTAGTTATAGAGGAAATTCTTCCTAATAATAACTACGGTTATTTTTGTGATGCTACTAATATGATTAAGTTAGCAAGAACTCTAAAGACAGAACATGATGGAGTTGTTACAGTAAGTGACGAGCAAATGAGGAATACGTTTTACCACGAGCTGTTTCACGCATTTCAGTTTTACTTTAACAATGAGTTCAATGAAGCACAGGCTCAAGTGTATGCTAACTTTATGTGTGAGTTTATAGAAACTACAGAAGAACCATTTTAAATAGAGAATAAATGAAGTTATCTAAGAGTAAAAGAGCCAATGTAAATTATTTGGCGAAGATTGTAGACATTAAAAATTTCAGAGCGCATAGTAATCCAGAAGTTACTAGACTTAAGTGTTGTACCATTGATGGTTTCAATATCATTACTGGGATTGATTCTCAGCCAGGACTATATGTATATTTTCCAACAGCTTGTTGTATAAATCCAGATTTTCTGAGATATTGTAATCTTTATCGTCATAAAGAATTAAACAATGACCCAGAACAAACTGGTATGTTTGAGGATAATGGTAGAGTAAAAGCTATCAGATTAAAGAATGAGCTGTCTGAAGGTTTTATTCTTCCAGTAGTCCAGTTTCAGAACTATATAATGTCTGTGACTAATAAGGAGATTGAAGTTGAAGAAGGTATTGAATTTGATATTGTAGAACATGAAGGCAAAGAATTTTGGATTAACAAAAAGTACATTCCCAAGAGACAACAGGGACAAGGGGGAACTCCACGTAACAACCAAACGAAGAAAGTCAAAGGAATCAGCAAGGTTATTGATGAACAGTTTAGATTCCACTACGACACAACTCTTATTAAGAAATGTCCTAATGTAATTCATCCTAATGACTTAATTAGTATTACTGAGAAAATACATGGTACTTCTGGTATTTCAGCATATGTTTTGTGTAAGCAAGACCTAGATTGGAAACAGAAGATTGCTAAATGGTTGACAGGAGAAGAGTTTAATAAGTATGACTATCTCTATGCCTCTAGAACTGTAATTAAGAATCAGTTCTATAACAAAAATGTTACTCCAGGATTCTACGGATGTGATGTTTGGGCAGAGGCTGATAAAATAGTAAAGCCTTGTTTGTCTAAAGGTATGACTGCATATTATGAAATCGTTGGTTTCTTACCTAATGGTGGCTATATCCAAAAGAATTATGACTATGGCTGTATGCCTCCTAAAGAAGGAGAACAGTATACTCACGAAAAGCACTTTAAAGTGCGAATATATCGTGTAACATTAACTAATGTTGACGGTGTAGTTCACGAATTTAGTGCTAGGGAAGTTCAACAATGGTGCGCTAAGGTAGGTCTTATCCCAGTAGAAGAGTGGTATTATGGTACTGCCAATAGCTTATATCCAGAACTTAACGAAGCTGAGCACTGGAACGAAAATTTCATGGAGAAATTAGCTAACGACGCTAGATTCTATATGGAGCGAACTTCGCCATCTTGCGATAACAAAGTACCTCATGAGGGAATAGTTATTAAGATTGAGAATATGAAATCTGAGGCATTTAAGCTTAAATGTTTTAAATTCCTAGATAAGGAAGGAAAGGAACTTGACAAAGGTGAAACTAATATTGAAGACGAAGCATGATAATAAGTTATAATGTAGAGGTAGTTAAGAACTACGATGTGAATATCCCTAAGTTAATCGACCAAGTGGTGAAAACACTTAAGGAAGATGAAGAGGGAGAAGTTGAAGGCTGGATGATACTTAATGAAGCGGGAGATAACATAGATTATCATCTGCGGAACTTAGGCTTTCCTGACTCTGATTGTCTAACTGACTATGTCATTGATGATATTTTAGACGAAATGGAGAAAGAGCTAGTAAAACAAGGATATGAATGTTAAAGAGTACTTAACTAGTAAAAAGTATGGCAGTTTGCGTTACAAGCTGTCGTACTTTTTTCATAGTAAAATTCCTTTCCTTTCTCCTGGCTGGAACGAGTATCGTAATCCATGGTATCACTGGTGGAAAGCCAGAAAATACTTTAAACGCCCCAAGGCCCACTTTCTATTTAGAAAGAACTTTTGGACTTCCCATAAGAAGAGACTACTATAGTCCGGTGATAGATATAGGATTTCATGCATTAAGGATAAATGGGACAGTCCCAGACACGAATGGGACCCGATGATTTGTATAACATTTTTCAGAACTTGGCATTTATTATGGATATTTAACTGGGCTACTAAACATAAAAAGGATAGTATTACTGGCAGCATGGCTACTTGGGAAGCTATTCTAGACTATACTAGATATGATAAATCTCTAAGCTATGTAGTAGACAATCATATATGGTCGTATGACCGTGATGGTGAAAAGGTTTATATTAGTATAGTACCTAATATGACTAGGGAAGGACTAAATAAATATTCTGATGAATCCAAACATACTGAGAAAGATACAGAGATTGGAGGCTGGTGAATGGACGGACTAAAAATGTTTACGGATTAGCTCATAAGATATGAAAATATGTGCAATAAGTGATTTACATGGATTTCTAATTGATTATATAGAGCCATGTGAACTTGTTTTAATATGTGGAGATATTGTTCCTCTTTATATGCAGAGAAACAAGCCACAGTGTGAGAAGTGGTTGAAGACTGTATTTGCAGATTGGATTAAATCATTGCCGTGTAAGAAGGTAGTATTTACAGCTGGAAACCATGATTTTGTTTTTGAAAATAGGGATTTTCTTTGGAATAACTCTGTGATTAAATTTCCTACAGAAGGAAAAGCTGAATTTCTTGATAATTCTCATCTAGACTATCTAAGTGATGAAGGAAAGGTATATAGAATTTATGGAACTCCGGCCTGCCATGAATTTGGTAATTGGGCTTTCATGTATTCTGATGAGAAACTGGAAGAAATCTATTCACATATCCCAGGAAATTGCGATATATTGATTAGTCATGATGCTCCCGCATTAAATGATTGTGGTATGATTCCGCCTGGTAGGTGGAGTTCTACTCCCATAAATGCAGGAAATGAGGTCTTGGCTAAGGCTATTATAGATAAGAAACCGAAGTATGCTTTTTGTGGACATATCCACGAAGGAAATCATTGGCTACTAGATGCAGGCGAGACAAAGACCGCCAATGTATCTATTCTCGATGACTCTTACGATATTAATTATGAACCTTTATATTTGGATATTTAATACTATTCTGGTCTATATATTTGGAGGATTAGTATTGTCATTAGTAATAGTTGGAATTTATGAGATAATACAGGAAGAAAAGGACTTCCTTGAAACCTACGGGTCTAGATTCATTTGTAAATATTAAAAATTAATCAAATGGAACAAGCTGTATTTCAAAGAATGTTGGGAGAATTTAACGAAGTTAATGAACGTGCTGTTAAGCTCAGAGATTTTATCCTAGGGGATAAGTTCAAGGAGGTTGACAACCTTAATAAAGACTTACTAGTCGCCCAACTAAAAGCAATGGAAGCATATATATCAGTACTATCTATTCGTATTGGTCTTAATGCTCCTAAAGATGAAATTTCAGAAGCCCAGGTTGTAAAAGAAGGTGAGTAAAAAAATCATTTTCACAGACCGTTCTGACTCACTGTTGACGAGTTATCTCAGGGATATATCTAAATATAAGATTTTAGATAGTACTGAGGTAACTCGTCTCATTTGTGAGGCTCAAAAAGGAGATGATGTTGCTAGAGAACAAGTCATAAAATCAAATCTTAGGTTTGTTGTGACTATCGCCAAGCAATTTCAGAATAGAGGTATCCCTTTAATGGATTTAATCTCTAGTGGAAATGGAGGATTAATGAAAGCTATTGATAAGTTTGACCCAGAAAGAGGAGTGACATTCTTGTCATATGCTGTATGGTGGATTAGACAAAGTATCTATAATTCTATATATTGGCAAGCACGAGAAATTCGTCTTCCAATGTCTCAGCAATTATTGGTAATAAGTATACTCGATGCAACTAATAAATTCTTGCAATCGCATGATAGAAATCCAAGTTCCGAAGAAATATCAGAAATGACTGATATTCCTAGGGAGCAAATTGACTATCTAGCACAGTTTTCTAATAAGTTAGTTTCTGTGGACGATTTCATAGGAGGAGATGAAGAAAACAGTCAAGTCTGTGATATTATTCCAGATGGTGAAGACTCCCTTGATGAACAAGTAAATAAAAGCTATGTAACTAAAGAGCTAGAGAATCTACTTTCTAAATTAACAATTAGAGAGCACGATTTAATCTGTATGTTATTTGGTATAGGAATGGCTCCTGTCAATCCTAAAATTATAGCTGATATGTACGGTGTTGGAGGAGAAAGAATAAGACAGATGAAAGAGGGAGCTTTAGCTAAATTAAGACGTAGATTTTCTAATCAACTTAAAAATTTAATGTAATGAAATTCGGAGAAATATTGTCTAAGTTACAAGAGGGAAAAGTAGTAAGAAGGAAAGTATTTCAGAGCAATCTGGTAATATTTATGCAGATACCTGCAATGATTTCTGGAGATGGAATACCTGCTATCCCTGATGATATGAAAGCTCTTATGTGTAGTTACGGTGTAGGTATTACATACCATGACCAGTTTATCATGTATGACTTTTCTGATAGGACTTGTACTTACTATCCTTTTGATGGTGAAGATATAAACGCAGATGATTGGGAAGTAGTTGATCCTTTAACTTATGACCCATATGACGACTTTAGATAACTATCCAATGGGTGCAGCTAATGACCCTAGAGCACCTTACAATGAACCACTACCTACTAAGGTTAAGGTAGGAGTTGAATTAGGGTTATTCGTAGATGTAGAAGTAATAGATGAAGATGATATTAAAGGTGCAGTTGAAGAAGCTATTTATAATAGGTTCAAATCCAAAGATGTTGAAATAAATAACATCGAAATCTATCAACATGATTTATTTAGTAAGTCGGAATAAAACTTTATTTGTGTCTACAAAATACAAAGAAGTAAGTTTCGAGGAGGCAATGAAAATATTGTTGCCTCTTTCTTTAGTTCAATTTGATGCTGAAACTAAGGGATTAGATGCGCATACTAAGGAGTTACTAACTGTGCAACTAGGTTGCAAAGAAAATCAAGTTGTCTTTGACTGGACAACTATGTCAGCAGAAGAGAAAGCTGAGATAAAGAATTATTTTGAGTCTGATAGAGTATTTCTTGGATGGAATTTAATGTTTGACTTAGGGTTTTTATATGTGCAGGATATTTGGCCAAATTATATCTGGGATGGTATGATTGCCGAGAAATTACTTTGGTTAGGCTATCCAGCTAATATAAGAGAAATGAGTTTGAAAGCAGCTGCATGGAATTATCTAAACTATGACTTAGATAAATCTGTTCGAGGTAAGATTATAAATGATGGTCTTACTGAAGATGTAGTAGTCTATGCTGCAGGAGACGTAATGTGGCTAGAAGACATTAAAGAAAAACAAGAAATAGAGCTTGCTAAGCAAGAATTAAATCTTGCTATGAAACTTGAGTGTGAGTTTATCAAGAGTCTTGCTTATTTCAAGCATTGCGGTGTTCATCTAGATGTCGTAAAATGGAGAAATAAGATGGCTAAAGACCTTGTTAAGCTGAAGGATGCTGAGCAAGAACTAAACGATTGGGTAGTTCAATGGGATTCTGAAAAGAGACATGATGGATGGGATATTAAATACCCAGAACTGGAATTTTATAATCTTATGGAAATAGAGGATGAAGTAGCTAGACTGCTAAAAGAGAAATATGTCCGATGCCCTCAGGAAGACCTTGAAACACCAGACGGAAAGGTTAAAGCTTATAGAAAAAGAGTAATAAGTCAATTTACTAAGGTAGATAATCAAGGTGATTTATTTAATGGCTTTGATACCAAGCCTAAGTGCACAATTAACTGGAGTAGCTCTCAACAAGTTATCAAGTTATTTGAATTATTAGGAATTAAAGTCAAGACATTTGATAAGCAAACTAAGAAGGAAAAGAAATCTGTTGAAGCTAAGCTTCTAGCTCCACAGGCTAAAGATTTCCCGATTATTCCTATCTATCTAAAATATCAGGAAGCTGCAAAAGTGGTTTCTACTTATGGGGAAAACTGGTTGAAGGCAATTAACCCTAAGACTGGAAGAATCCATGTAGATTTTCACTCACTAGGAGCTGATACAGCTAGAGTAAGTTCTGGAGGAGGAGTATATAAACTTAATCTACAGAATTTACCTCATGACAAGGAAACTAGAGCATGTTTTACTGCAGAGAAAGGTAATAAGTGGATTTCTGCGGATTATCAGTCTCAAGAAAGTAGAATCATTGCTTCTGTATCTAAGGACGAGGCTATGATTAAACTATTTGAACATGGCTGTGGGGATGTTCATAGTCTAGTAGCTAAAATGTCTTATCCGAATATTATCCCTAGAGACTGCCCTATAGAGGATATAGCTAAATTATATCATGCCCAAAGACAGGATGCTAAAGGTATTGAATTTGCCATCAATTATGGAGGCGATGCAAATACTATAGCTAATAACAAGGGTCTACCGTTGTCAGAAGCTCAAGAAATCTATGATAACTTTATGAAGGGTTTCCCTGGAGTAAAACAGTATCAAGATTATTGTAGAATGGCGGTAATGAGGGATGGTTATATTTTGTTAAATCCTATAACTAAGCATAGAGCACATATATATGATATTGATGACCTCTGGCGGATTTCTAAGAAGTTCAATGACCCAGAGTTCTGGGATTATTACAGAGAAATGAAGAGAGATTCTCCTGGCTGTGATACCGTCCAAGACGTTAAGAGATATTTTCAGAGAAAAGCAGCATCTGAAAAGCAGTCTATCAATTATCGTATTCAGAACAGGGGAGCAATGTGTTTTAAACTTTCCTCTATTAAACTATTTAATTGGATTAAGGAGCATAAGCTTCTTAACATTGTTAAGATGTGTGTTCCAGTCCATGACGAGTTTAATCTAGAATGCCCAGAATCTATTGCCGATGAAGTATCTAAGGTATTAGTTAAATGTATGATAGATGGAGGGAAACCATTCTGTCCTAATGTATTTTTAGGTGCAGATGTTACTGTATCAGATCATTGGATTCATTAACGAATAAGGGGCTATAGTAGTGATGCCAAACCTGAGCCCCCTTGGCCTACTAACAGTGCCTACAGTCCAAGGCGTAATGCTGAGAGCGCAGTTAGGGCATCATTTTTAATTAAATATAGTAGTGTATGAAAAAATTATTTGGTTTATTGTTAATAGCAATTATTGCTTTAAGTTCTTGTGCAGACAGCAAGACTTTTGAGAGAGCTGATGGAACTAAGTTTGTAGCTGAACCTTATGGTTGGGCTAACTACCAATCTAATAAGATTGAAGGAGTAACATATGAAGCATGTTTTGAGAACATTGTTTGGGATATTGTTGCTATAGAAACCGTAATTGTTCCAGTATGGTTAACTGGCTGGGAACTGTACGAACCAGTTTCTTATACTGAACCAAGTGTTACTAAGTAATTATGGATACTTATACACCAATGAGAGCTATGATTGTCTGTGCTAATGGCACAGGCGATTATATAAAGAAAGAGGATGCTATTAAGGCTTTGCAAAATATCTTTAAGGAAGATTCCTCTAAGATAATAGAAGCCTTTTTAAAAGAATTTGATTAACATTATGAAGGTAATCTTTTTAGATATTGATGGAGTATTGAATAGTAATGATTGGTATGTTAAGACTCGTGGTATCGGAGGATACGTTGACCCAAAATGTATCGAGCTTATAAATGACTTAATAGATGCCACTGGTGCTAAAATAATTATGTCCTCATCATGGAGGTCTGACTATGAAAACTCTTGCGAGTATTTGTATGACAATGGCTTATACTGTGATGCAATTATAGGAAAGACTCCTCACTTCTGTTATACTTGCCAGAATGATGACATCAGAAGTACACTTTGTAGAGGGAACGAAATACAATACGTATTAGAGTCAAAAGATATAACTAGCTACGTTATCTTCGATGACGATCAGGATATGCTATACTCCCAAAAGGATAATTTTATCCATATAGATTATATGCATGGTATTACGAAAGAACATATTGAGCAAGCAATTAAAATATTAAATAAATGACTGTAGATTTTATAACAACAGAAGCATTAACTGATGACCAAATTCTTAAATGTTTTGGTGAGACGTTACTATATGGGGAAGGTAAATTTATTGAAAATGACTTCTTTGAATCCATTGAAGGTTCTCTAGATGTCTATGGGTCATGCATGACAGAATCCTCAAAAGGAGAAGTTATTAAACAATTAAAGGTACTACTAACTAAACTAATAGAAGAATTATGAGTAGTTATTTAAATATTTATGGTCAATGACAAAAACTTTTGCAAAGTAAAGTGTTTTGTGGTAGAATAAAATTCGCTTTTATTTTTCTAATAGTTTTGAGAGCGATATGTGATGAAATAAATATTGCTTGGGCTGGAAACAGTGATGTCTATACTAATCTCACCGCTGAAATGATAGACCAGGTAGTCAGAAGCATAGAGGAAGACTTAAAGAGTTGCACGAGTAGGCTTCAAATCTATGAGAAGTACGCTTCGCAAAACTCTGAATATATCCATGAAATTATAAGCCTACAAGAGTATATTGAAGAGCTTAATACTACAAAGTCCTATTGTGAAATGATAGGCACAATAGTAACGCAATGCTCTCTTTCTCTTTCTGGTTTTAGTAAAATTTGCTGTAATGTATCATGAAATTTAAGTTAGAATTTACATTTGATATTTCTGACTGCTGATAGATGCTAACGATGGTAGAGATGAGGAATATACTAGCCTAGAAGATGTACCGGAGGATACTCTAATGGATGTAGTATATCATTATTTAGATGGGGTTGTAGAAGGTATGACTTATGATGAAGTAACAATTAAGAAATTATGAAAAGGTTTTTAATTCACGTTAGTACTAGCTGGTGCGGAATGGATGATACATTCCGTGCTATGGCAGAAAATGATTATGAGTTGGACGAAATAGCTAACCAGTTAGCTTATGAAAACTTCCAATTCTATGATTGCGAGAATGATATTGCTGAGGAATTTGGATATGACCCAGATGATATGGAAGATGAGGATTGGGATAAATTATGGGAGCAAACTAGTGAAGGAGACTATTATCACTATACTATAGAGGAGTTTGAAGGCGACGATGAGGAATGGGAAGAGTATGATGGAGAGATTTATGGAAAGGGAGAATGATGGAAGATTTTAAATTCTATGAAGTTGGTGGTAAGATACGTGATGAATTTCTAGGAATAAAATCCAAAGACGTCGATTACGTAGCTGTACCATCAAAAGAAGTTTTCGATAAAATCCACCCACGAGAACCCCAACCTAGTCCAGCTATGTTGGTGTTTGATGAACTGAAGGACTATTTAGAAAAACAAAAGTTTGAAATTTTCTTAGTAACTCCTCGTTGTTATACCATACGAGCTAAGTTTCCAGGAGGACATAAATATCAAGGTATAGCAGATTTCGTAATGGCGCGTAAAGAAGTAGGATATATTCCTGGTACTAGAACACCAATAATATATCCAGGAACTCTTTACGATGATTTATCACGCAGAGACTTTACTGTTAACGCTCTTGCAAAGGACCCCGATACTGGTGAAATTGTAGACTACTTTAATGGTATGAAGGATATATGGGGAAGTATTATAAGAACTCCTCTAGACCCAGTGAAAACCTTTGACGATGATCCTCTGAGGATTCTCAGAGCAATAAGGTTTGCTATTACTAAAAGGTTTACTATTGCCGATGACGCTTGGAGGGCTATGAGGAAGTATGATTACTTCGACAAGATGTCTGTAGTATCAGAGGAAAGAATAAGAGAGGAATTAACTAAATGTTTTAAATATAATACATTAGGAACACTTCGTTATCTAAGTCAGCTTCCAGAGCTAGAAGAGTATATCTTCAAAAAGACTAACTTGTGGCTCAAGCCAACTAATGAGAAATAATATGTATCATATTTTAGAATCTCGTAAGTTGACTAAATCTCTAAACTCTCTTCCTACAGTTAGAGAGATACATTTTGATGATGTTATAGAGATTAGGCGAAGTATTGGTCAGGGAGCTTATGTATGTAAATTGTTAGCTCAAAAAAGCTATACTAATGAAGATGCCGTTAAATTGTTTCACGATAAAATGAAAGAAATTTGTAATGATTGATTCAGAAAACTTATGCAGAAAGGCAATGGAGGTTTACGGATTTCCAGCTCAGGCTGCTATGGTGGTAGAAGAGTGTAGTGAACTTACTAATGCTATCTGTAAGTTTAGAAGAGGTAGAGTTGGTAATGATGATATTATAACTGAAATTGCTGACGTTATGATTATGTGCGAACAGCTTTCTTATTATTTTGGAAAGGAAAAAGTTGAACTGGAAAAAGAAAGAAAGCTAGAAAGATTAAAAGAACGTTTATCAAAATATACTGATTAAATGAAAGAGAGAAAACTTATTATTTGTAGGGGTATTCAAGGAAGTGGTAAATCAACTTGGGCCAAACAATGGTGTCATGAAAGCCCAGAACATCGTGTGAGATTCAATAATGATGATATTCGCAATATGTTAGGCGATTATTGGGTTCCAAGTAGAGAAAAGTTAGTAACAGAGGCTAAAGCTAATATGATTACATTTGCTCTTATTAAGGGTTACGATGTAGTAGTTGATAATATGAACCTAAATCCTAAAGAAGATGCATGGATTCGTACTTTATGTGAGAATATAGAAAAGGATACTGGAATTCATGTAAACATAGAATATAAAGACTTCTGGACTCCAGTCGAGGAATGTATTCGAAGAGATGCTGCCCGTCCTAATCCTATTGGAGAAAAGATTATCAAAGAAACTTGGAGACGTTACCGAAACTTTATCATTAGTTCCGATATTAAGGAAATGCTTAAGAATAAGGCTGAACACGTTGATGGAGGAAGACCGGTGATATTAGTAGATATGGATGCCACTCTTTGCCTAAATACTTCTGGAAGACCGTTCTATGGAGAAAATAGTGCCAATGGTATGCTAGAGGATACTCCAGTAGAAGAGATTTGTCGTCTAGTAAGACAAATGGGAGAACATTGCTTAGTTTTCATAGTTACTGGTAGAGAAGGAACTGCTGAGGTTGTAGATGCTACAAAGGAATGGTTAAAGAAGAATGAGATTCCGTCTGATGCTATGTTCTTTAGACCAGTAGGAGACTATAGTCCAGGTCCAGACTGTAAGAGAAGAATCTACGAGGAAAACATCAAGGGAAAGTATAACGTACAATTTGTCCTTGATGATAGTTCTAAGTGTGTAAAGATGTGGAGAGAACAGGGACTTATATGTCTACAACCTAACGAAGGAAAGTTCTAATATGAAACTTCTACAAAGGTTAAAGAATCTATTTCTTCCAGAAGGCAAGATCTCCGATGGATTTCATAGCTTTGACGAACTTTATCATTATAGAATGCTGTATAATGCAGCATTCTTTAACAGTTTAGAAGGTAAATATGAAGTCCACAAATCTTATAGGCACGCAGATGGAGAGCTATGCTTTGGAGGAGGATGGTTCATAGTTATGGCTTATCTTCCCACCGGTCAAATAAGTAATCATTACAGAATAGAGGATTGGAATCTGTTTAATATTCCCGAAAGATGGAAAGCAGATGAATGGGATGGTCTAAACTCTAATCAAATTCAAGAGTTACTATTTCAGGAGAAAGGAATTAACTGGAATGATTATCCTACTAAGTTTAAAAGAGGAAGCTGCTGTATAAAGAAATATCATCAGACTATGAACCAAACCTTAAGAAGTTATTGGTTTATTGATAATGAGATTCCAATCTTTAAAGGAGAGGATAGAGAATATATTGAAAAACTTATAGCATGAGTAGAACTTACAAGGAGCATCATCCTACCGCACACAATCCGAAGAATAGAATCCCTACTCCATACCTTGATAAAGAGGGAAAGATAGAACGTAGAAGAAAAAGAAGAGCTTATGGTTCTCAAGGATGGAAAGGATGGGGAGGTGAAATCTATTTCAAAAAATACGGAGAAATAATGATGGATGTGGTAGATAAGAAAAAAGCAAGGCGTGAGGCTAAAAAACATATAGAAAATGAATTACAGGATCAATTATAATGTAGTCTTGTATAGTGAGACACTCTATGATAAAGAGATTATAGTTAAAAATAAAAGCAATGAGTTGATAGCTAAATGCTCACTTGAAGATTACCTTAAAAGGAAGCATGGAGATTCATTCAGACAGCTTATTATAACTAGATGTGTTCCTGACTACTTCGGAGGTGCTAATATATTTAACGACTTATTTTATGGTAGACAATTTTGAATATTTAGCTAATCTATTTGATGGATTAGTAGATAAAGATGATTTTTATTTCGTTCAAATAATTCAAAGAAAGAAGGATGGGGTAGAACTCCCATCCTATACATCTGGTGCTAGAACTATTAGAAGTTTCTACTTTTTTACAAAGGAAGAATTTCTGAGACAAGAGTCATATATAAAGGGCTTGTGTAATAGTAATAATGCTAGAGCTTACTTTTGGATTAATCCTCGAAATACTCTTGATATAGCTTGCGAGTCTATTAAACAATTTGCGGACTTGATTAAGAATGGAAATACTAGGCAGGGCATAGCTGTATATGACAGGGCTACTGGTGCCAGTAGAAGTTCTAATTATAAAAAGTTGTGGATTGTTGATATAGATTCTAAAGACGACGAATATAGGAATAGGATAATATCTCTAATTAATGAATGTAGAGGAGCAGAGGGAGATAGGATTAAGCATATAATTCCCACTGTTAATGGTTATCACCTTATATCTAATGGATTTGATAGACAACAATTTTCTCAGAAGTTGGCATTATATCAACTAGACCAGATTGATATACACGATAATAATCCTACCCTATTATATTATAAAACTTTATGTTAGAATTTATCGTAATTCTCATACTAATTATAACTAGCCCAATCTGGATAGCTATTATAGCCGCAGGATTGTGTTTCTTTACATTGACGCTATATTATATCACCGCTATGATATGTATGGCGCTTATAATTATATTAAGTAAAATTTTTAATAAACTAAGAAGATGAAAACCTATACGTATTATATAGAATTTAAGAAAAGATGTGCAGAAACAGTTACTATAGAAGCTCCAAGTGAGGAGGAAGCTAGAAAGTCTCTAAATGAGACCTTTAGAAATCTCACTCTGGTAGAGCTTATTTCGGAGGAATAAAATGAAAAGATTTATATATCATATAGAACATACTTATGGGGATGATCAAAATGTTTGGACTACTGCTGAAGATGAATATGAAGCAGAACAAAATATAAGACATGATTATCATTCAATAAAAAGTTTAACATTAAGAAAGGTAGAGGATATGTATTTAGAAAATGGTGACGAAGTAATAGAGGCTGATAACGGAAAGTTAATTCTAGCTAATAGTGGAGCTTATTGCGACGAAAATGGAAATCCGACTGGTGGTTGTATTGACTATGAAGATACTGATGTATATGTAACAAAGACTGGCAGTGTTTATCATACTAGTAAGGATTGTCCTTCTTTGAAGGCCCGCAATCCTGAAGTTAAGAAAATATCTTTATCAGATGCTCGTAAACAAGGATATAAAGCTTGCAAGAGATGTCGAAAGAACTAGAGGTCTCTTTAGTAAACTACCTATGCCCAGTTTGTGGGAATATAGCAGAGGAGGGAATCATAATGAATTCCCTTCTTTCTGAAGAAGCTGCAAAAGAGGTAAAGAGTCTACATGGAAAAACTGTAGGTTATTCTGATCATGCTTGCAAGGAATGTGCAAAGTATAAGGATGAAGCCTTATTCATAATAGGCATCGACGCAGAAAAATCTGAGAAAGAACCTTGGAGAACTGGAGATATTACAGGAATTAATAAAGATTGTCCTTTAGCATTACACATAAAGCCGAATACCAGGACATTAAAGGACGGAACAACGTATTGCTTCATGGATAAAGCATTAGGTATAGAACTGGGACTATGGAAATGAAGTTAATTAGAAAAGACGAGTTAGCAGAGTTGTTAAGGGATAGATGGAAGTTGCGTTGTCTAGAAATGGCAGGTGTTGATAATTGGACATGGTATGACCAGGCAATGAGTGACTATGAAGCAGATGAATACACTAATGATGAACTAACAAAGGATTACAATGAAGCTAATTAAACCATATTTTGAAATCTTAGAACAGAAACCTAGAAACATAATCATTCCATCTGATATGGAAATAGGACCTAAAATGGCTAGGCAAGAGCTTATTGACACTGTATATAGACAGATTGAAATAGCTGGAAGAACCTGTTACAAATCAGAGGACAAGATTACTCTAGATTCTGCTGCAAAATTTGTTGAGAGAATGGTAAAGTCTGGACATGGAGCTATGTTAGAGCATGGTACCGTATATCTATTTCTAACGATGTCTTCTAGACAACAGTATTTTAAGTATTGCAGCAATCCTTATTCTGTAGCTAATAGTACTGGAGAAGCCGAAAAGGGAACTTGGAACGGATTTGTTACTACTAATTATAGAGTATTAGTAGAAAATGGTTGGCTTGAGGATTTGGAATATATCTGTAATCCTGGTAAGGAACATGAGAAAAGAATTACGGTTCGATTTGTATGTGATAGAGGAGTAAGCCACGAATTTGTAAGGCATAGAGTGTTTAGTTTTGCTCAGGAGAGTACCCGTTATTGCAATTATTCCAAGGACAAATTTGGTAATGAGCTTACCTTTATTATTCCATGTTGGGCAGACAGCCTAGCTCTCCAAGAAGTTAAAGGAACTATCATTAATCATGATGAGTATGGAAATTTAATTGGAGAATACTACTATCATTTAACTGGAAAAGGGAACCCCTGGTTTAAACCTTGGGAGATTACTCCAGAAAGGAATTTTATAGCTAATTTACAAATATCCGAACAATTATATTTGGAATTACTAAATCAGGGTTGGAAACCTCAGCAAGCAAGAGCTGTACTACCTAATAGTCTTAAGACTGAATTAATTATGACTGGTACTCTTACACAGTGGGACGGATTCTTTAAATTGCGTGATGCAGAAAGTGCACATCCACAGGCTAGAGAATTGGCAGAACCTCTACATGCAGAATTTAGAAAAAAGGGATGGTGTGAATGAAAGCTAGTGAATATTTTGGAGATTGGATGGGAGTAATTGATACACAGGAACTATATAGGGTAGTCTCATGGATAGGAAAGCTGGACAAGACTACCCTGTGTCCTGCTTCTCAAAACATATTTAGAGCGTTTCAAGCGTGTCCTCTTAAAGATTGTAAAGTTGTATTTTTAGGACAAGACCCGTACCCACAACAAGGTGTGGCTACTGGAATATTGTTTGGCAACTCAAAGGACACCCCAGAAGATAAACTATCGCCTTCATTACAGATAGTTAAAGAAGCTGCAATAAATTACGAAATTCCACACAATAGGATAGAATTTGATAATACTCTAGAATCATGGGCAACGCAAGGTATTTTAATGATTAACACTGCTTTCACTTGTGAAATTGGTAGAGTTGGCTCACACTTTGATATGTGGAGATCCTTTACTGCCAAATTAATTCACAATCTAAGTTCTAGAGATGGAGGTATAATATATGTCTTATTTGGTAATCAAGCATCATCATTTAAGAAATATATTGTAAATAGTCCCAAAATTATAGAAGTGTATCATCCTGCCTATTTTGCTAGACAGAATAAAAAGATGCCTTATAGTGTGTTTACTGAAATAAATCAGGAATTACAGAAACTATATGGGCAAAAGATTGAGTTTTATAAAGAAACAGAATATGGAACTTGTTAATTATGAAGTATAATATTGGATTTACGCTTGGAGACCCAGGAGGGGACGGTCATGCCTGTACAACGGACTATCATATAGTTGCTAATCATTCGGCAGATGAAATATCCAAAGCATACAAAGAAACTACTAAACTCCTAGGTTTTGATTTTATCAAGGAAGTTGGAGTAGATTTTCAGTCAGACTATTGGATACCAGAAAAATTTACTAAAGAGTTATTAAAACTAGGAATAATAGACGAGAAGTATGTTAGGGAATCAGATGCTGAATGGGGTGCACCAGCTGGGTGTTATGAATTTGACTATGCTGAGGAGGAATTTGTAGACTTGTATTTTGCTATAGTAAAATATTCTCTTCCAGATTTAGAGTGGAGTTCTAGAGACTTGGAGGAAGAAACTTTGTGGGATTTATATGGAGCAGCTTATGGCTTCACGTATCATGGAGAATAAAAGGATACCAGAAAAATAAAGAAGGCTCTTAAGTATACCTTCCTATATCCAAGAGTATGTGGAAGATGTCTTAGGTATGGAGCGGTATATACTGTAGGAAGAAATTCTAAATGGACTCGTAAAGCTGCCAAAATAAGAAGATATATGGACTATGCTGAAATGATAAATATGATGACTGAACAGTTAAAAGGCATTTACGCAAATAGTCCAAGAAAAAGTTATGAGAACTTAGACTCTAGCTTTTTCGAATGGGAAGTAGAAACCAATTTTATAAATAAGTAAAAATTAATATTATGAACATTTCAAGTATTTTCGGTAGCAAAAAACAAATAAAATCATTTGCTGAACAGTTAGCAGAAGTAAAGAATATTTTCAAGACCTCTTATGACTAGGCTATGGCTCTAAATGCAGCTATAGCTGAAGACATTAAAGTTAAACAAAATGAGATTGCTTCTATCCAAACTCAAATTGAGTTTAACCAGCAAGTAGCTGAGGATAATAGTAAGTATATCTCTAAACTTAAAGATTTAATTTCTTAATATGTACCTTAATATAAAAATGCTTGAGGATTTCCGAACCCTCAAGCAAGGTGATGAATTTAATTTCGATTTTAGTAAACATCCAGAGATTCTGATTGCTGGAGATAACGGGTGTGGAAAATCAACTCTTGTTAATGTTATAAGAGATTATCAATGTGATAACAGCAAAGATGACCCAAACGCTGTGTATCAGACTAAGCTTGGATATTGTGATATTAGAGGATTCAAAAATAAGGTTGAAATAAGTACTGACTTTACTAGGTTTTATTTCATTAGTGCCGAATTTGATGACCCAACGAGTCTTAATAATAGTGCTTCAGCAGAAGCCTTACTTGAGAACGGAGGATTCCAAACCAAACGTATGTCTACAGGTCAGAGAGGTCTAGCGATGTTAAGTAAATGGTTAGAAGAAAACAAGGAACATTGGGATGAGAAAACTCTATTAGTGTTTGATGAAGTTGACAAGGGATTCGATCTATCTCGCCAAGTAGGAATGTCTAATATGTACAGGAACTTGCATAAGAAATTTAATGTTTCAATCTTGGCAGTAACGCATACCCTATTTCCTATATTAGCTAGAGAAGAGATGTTTTACTTTGAATTTAGAAAAATGGTTTCATCTAAGTTTTATTGTTGGATGAAAACTGGGTATAATATAACTGCTGAAAAACTAGAAGAGAATGAGCGAAAAGAAGATTAAGTATAGTCCAGACCATACATTTTTTACCTCAGATACTCATTTCGGACACGCCAATATAATTAGGTTTTGTAATAGACCTTTTCAAAATGTAGAAGAAATGAACGAAGTTCTGGTAGAAAATTGGAATAAGGTGGTTTCTAAGGACGATACGGTCTTCCATCTGGGAGATTTTGCCTTTGGTGGAAGTAGTGTATGGAATAGCATCATCCCTCGTCTAAATGGTCATATAAACCTCATTATAGGCAATCATGACAGAAAGAATCTTAGACAGGGATATATGTTATATTTTGATATGGTAGTACCTCAGCTGCAGATAGAAATTGAGGATAATTCTATCTACTTAAACCATTATCCATTTCTGTGTTATGGAGGGTCATATAGAGGAGTATGGCAACTGTTTGGCCATGTTCACTCCGGACCACAAGCTGATGGTTTGGATATTTCTAGACTTAGGGTATTATTACCGACTCAGTATGATGTCGGAGTTGATAATAATAATTTTACCCCAATATCATATAGGGAAGTTAAAGAAAAAATAGAATCTCAGAAGAATGAAAGTTTGGATAGGACTGTCTCCAGATGATGTTCAAGGGATGGAATTTGATTTGACTCCATTAGAACTTAGAGATTTAATAGGAAAACCTAACTGGGTTCCTACTAAATTTCTAGGTTGGAGAACCTGGAAGACTTCTGTATATTTTAAAATAATTATTTGATATGGAAATTCATGAAAGAAAAGCTGTAAGCGACGAATTAAAAAAGTATGACCATCTGGCGAAGGATTCAGACTTTATAGAAGTAACAGAATGGGCAAATGGAGAAGGTTGGGATATTTGTTTAAATGATAAACTGATATCCTTAACATATGGACAGCTAGAAGCAATCAAATATTTGGTTAAAGCTTTAGATTATAATGGATAATATTTTAATGAGGAAAATATGGTGACTGCACAAAATGCTAAATTGTTAACATCTTATAGGAAGGAAATTAAGTCTAATATACTTGACCAGAAATACAAATATGCTATCGAGGGAATAGAAAAAGAAATATTATGGGCAGCAGAGGAAGGTAGGTCCTATATAACTTGGAGCTACGCTGTTAACGAGATATATTCTCCACTAATAAAAGAACTTACGCAAAGAGGATTTAGAGTAGAATGTTTTGAAAAAAAACTACCCTTCTTATATATCAATACATTGGTAATATGAAACTAGAATATACTGACGGATGTATTTGCACATCACTTACAGTTGATGGAAAAGAGACTGTAGATATGACTCCAGAAGAGATAAAAGTATCTATACGAGCTATGCTGGATAGAGAAACTGATATAGCTACTCTTCAGGATGTATGGATGTCTCTTATTGAGCATCTAGGAGAATATAAAGACTTAGGACATTGTGAATGTTGTGGAGATTGGATTTCTAATTATACTCTAGAAATATGAGTCGTGTTGAATTACATACAGGAACTTTAACTAAAATTAATACAAAAGGACTTACAGTAGAAGAATATTGTGAGTATCTTTGTAAGAAATATGGTTATGAGATTGCTTACGAAGGAGATACATATGCTGAAACCTTAATGGATGATACTTATAAAGTGTTAAACGGAGAACTGTATAAATGTGATGATACTCAATATCCAGAAGACACTTCCTATTTGGTTGACGTTGGAAGTAATGGAGATGGAACTTACAAGTACATTGCCCAATTTTACAATGGAGGCACTTGGTTAAATGAAGTTTTAGAAGAAGGATTAAATAATTTAAAATGATAAATATAAACGAATGTATAGCTAAAGCAATGAAGTCTAAAAATCAAGTAGAACTTCGTGCATATAAGAATCTGAAGGCAGAAATTCAGATTCTACAAACTGCTAAAAATGCTAAACCTTATGATGAAGCAGCTGAGATACAGCTTATTTCTAAAATGTGTAAGAAATTAGAGGACAGTATTTCTAGCTTTATAGAGGCTGGTAGAGAGGACTTGGCAACTGAATATAGGGATGAATTGGAAGTACTAAAAAAGTTGCTTCCTGAGCCTGTAAATGAGCCAGACATACATTCTGCATTACAAATATGGTGTGAGGGAAAAGGCTTTATTGAAGATTTCTATAATGAAGAAAATTCAATAGATATGGTTAGTTTCCAAATTCCAAAGAAAGAAATGGGAAATGCGATTAAATATTTGAAATCAGAATTTCCTCAAGCAGACGGTAAGATGATTTCAGAAATTGTTAAAAAATATATAGTATGAGCCATTTTATTGGGTTAGTATTTGGAAGTAATGTTGAAACATTGTTAGAACCCTATGATGAAAACATGGAGGTAGAACAATATGTTAGATATACAAAGGATGAAGCCATTGATGAGGTTAAAACCAGACACGCTGATAACTATGAGTATGCCATTAAGCTAGCAGATAAGTATAAGAATCCTACCACCGAATGGGAAAAGGAACAGCTTGAAAGAGCTAATAAAATCATAGAGAAAGGGTTGTTTATCTCATATGAAGATGCCTGGGAAGAAGCTAAGAACTGGGGATATGAAATTGATGACGAAGAGAACTTGATGTCTACATATAATCCTGACTCTAAGTGGGATTGGTATTGTGAAGGAGGTAGATGGGGAGCATGGTTACTTCTTAAGGAAAAAGGAGAAGACGGAGAACCCCTCAATGCCATCTTTGCTACCAAAGAAGAAGTAGACTGGAATGCTATGTTGGAAAAAGATAGAATTCCATTCTGTTTTGTAACAGAGGACGGAGATTGGCATGAGTCTGCTAGTATGGGTTGGTGGGCTATGACTACCAATGACAAAGATGTTTGGAGAAAAGAGTTTCTAGATTATCTAGAATCAGTAGAAGATGATGTGGAAATTTCTATAATTGACTTTCATATCTAATGTCAGAAAGGAATGATAAATGGTTAATGTTCAAGAATTATTTACATAATGAATTGGGCATCACTAAGGACGATATAAGAGCTTGGCTTAAAGAGGCTGTCCAGTCTCAAGCTGAGCTTATGCTCCAGAAAACATTTGATGATTTTGATATGGACAAATTTGTTCGAAATCATATCTTGACCCAGATGAGATACTGGACTACAGATGAGGTTAGAAGGCAGGTAGCCTCACTTCTAGCCGATAGATTAGTAATATTAAGTACAGATACAGAAAAATATAATAAGGCGTAAAGTATGATTACAAGGATTGAAAAATTTGGAGCATCATGGTGTGGACCATGCAAGGTATTAGACAGGACTCTTGAACAAATTTCTAGGATAGAGATAGTAAAGCATAATGTAGATGAAGAGGAAGAATTGGCAAACTCCAAAGGCATAAGAAACGTGCCTGTGTTGATTTACTACAATGACAGAGATGAAGAAGTTAAGAGAACCATTGGTGCCGTATCTCTCGGAACTATTATGCAAATCGTAAACAATAATTAATATGTATAGAGTATTACTAAGTAGAACTGGAGTAGCTTATGCTAAAGAATGTGACGACGAACTTGATGAGTTTGATTTTATAGACGTATTAAGAGATTTTGTAGACTCTGGAGATGTTATCATATTTGTAGATGATTTGGATACATTAAGAGATTCTATGGAACTTGAATATAAAATCGAAGTTGTTAATGGAGACGAATAAAGGTGTTAGGGAGTATAATGTAGGAAACTCTGATTACAGTAAGCACAAAATCCAGCCTTGGGATATATGGAGAGAATACAATCTCAATCCGTGGGATGCTGATATAGTTAAAAGAGTTTTGAGAATTAAAGAAGAGCCTGGAAAATCTAAAGAGGATGCTAGAATAATGGACTATGAGAAAATTATTCACATCTGTAGAGAAAGAATTAGACAACTAGAAGAGGATAAACAAGCTCAGAAACCAGTATATGAGGCAAAAGGATGGGGTATAGGAACAATTTCTGTTCCTAAACCTACCATAACTTACAGTCTAAATGAAAAGGAAGCAGAGGCTTATGCTAAATTCCAAAAGGAGCACTATGAACTGCACAAGGGAATAAAAGCGTGCGGATGTTCAATAATATTTACTCATACTGGAATAGGACTAGGTACAATGTAATGTATGTAAAGAACGCACTAACATAACTGATTACGGTACGTGGTAAATAATAAAGGGAATATAGGTTGGCGATTATGCCTTCCTATATTCCCTTATTTTTTTTATTCTTCTCCAATACCATTTATAGTATCTCTTTTATACATTTTATATGTATCCTATAGAGAACGTGGTAATGCTTGAGATTTTGTAACTAACTCTCCAAATGTAGTATCTCCGAACAGGAATCCTCCAATGTCCTTATAGACTTTAGCTCCCCACTTAACAGATGCGGGACTAGTATTATTCATTACATAGTCTAATATTGGAAGAGGTCCCTTAAACTCTTCAAAACTACTAGAGCTACCTTTATATAGTAGTTCAATAGCAGCATTAGTTAGAACATCCTTTCCATCTCCAGCCTTCTTGTGCTCCTTATATGCAGGATTGATTAATTCCTCAAATAGCCAATACAATAACATAGCTACTAGAGCATCAGACAGTATTCTTCTCCAGTTCCTCATCTGCATCGGATTACTAAGAATATTCTACTTTATTCCTTCCCATCCTCTACCGTGATAAAGTTCCGAGACCGTATCTTGTAAAGTTCTTAATACTCCCTATACAACTAATGGAACATCAGTTAAATATGGAACTCCTGTATTCTCTGTGGTAACATTTCCGTTATCATCTATCCAGAGTTTATTTCCGTTCTCGTCCTCTTTCTAGACTTTCTAAGTTTCATAAGAAGATTCTCTTCTCTATCCTAGATATACATCATATATACCATTCATCCAAGTAGAGAATACTCCAAACTGTGAACCTATAGCAAGATTTTCATACATAGCCTTTGTGCTTCGGTTATATGAACCGTATATGGTATCTCCTAAATTCTTGATTTCATCAATCTAGTTCTAGGTATAACCGTCTGGTAAATTAGTATCAAGACTGACAGGAAGATTTGCTTCTGGATTCTCTTCATTAAACTTCATAATCTAGCTCAAGTACAGAGCTTTCTACTTATTGTAGGCTTCCATATCACTCTTATCATTTGAAGCTAATAAATTAAATCTTTTATCCATTCTCCAGTTATATACTAGTTTTCCATCCACAATGGAATAAGCATTATGGGAACCATCATGCTTTAGTTTTCCCATGAATAAAACCATTCTATTTAGAAAGTCAGGTTTTCTAAGAGTGGCATACATCCAATTTCCAGCATTTGTTATACCTCCTCTGTTAGTTTTATAACCTTCCTACTGCTATTCTATATTGATATTAGAAATAAGATACTTACTATTTAATTTATCTAGTAAGTCTATACTCATGGCAGAATGGACTCCCTATCTTAACACAAATTGATACGCCCACATAACATCTTTGGCGTCTATGTCAGTTCTATATTTTGTCATTGTTCTGACCACATTAGATAGGAAACCTCCAAAAACGTCTCGGATAGCTGCAACAGGACTAGCTGCAATATATGCTGTAGATACTGCTTTTCTGAGAGGTTGTAACCTAGCAATAATTTCCTTGGAGCTTTCCTCCATTATACTCCTGTTGAATACTGCGGTCTTAATGTAGTCATCAATATGTTTAATAGTCTTAGCAAATTTTTCCTAATCATCTTCTCTAATTCCAGTTAACTTTAACTACAGAAGAATGCCTTTAGCCCTAGTTAACATTTTATTCATTTCTTCTTCTTGAAGACTTTTATATGAATAATCTATCACAAGGTTCTATAGGTTGGTTTCAAAGTAATCCTTTCCATATCTAGTTAACAATCTTTGTCTACCTTTTGTAGTCTCTGAAGCTCTAAATCTATTATAGGCCTACATATCCTCTATATCCTAATTAATCTAGGATTCTTCCTAATCTGTTAGAATATCTTCATACATTTCCTTAAAGAATAATGTTGGATTTTTGCAATATCCTCTAACCCTTCTTTTAAAGTCTTCAAAGTACTTACCAGGATTACTCCATCTAGTAGATGAAGAAGCTTTTTCCAGCGGAACCCATAAGTATTGGGGATTATTTTTTATAAACGATAATAGAGATTTATCATCTTCGGATTTATATGAAAAGTTATTATCCTTAAATCTTAGTTTATTTATTTCAAATAATGCTTTCTTTAGGAATTTCCTATCATCCTCGTCCAAATCTTCAGAATTATCATATGGATTCTTGAAGAATAACTCTCCATCCTTTTCTTTATACAAGTGTCTAAAAACTTTAACCTAATCTCCTATCAAAGCATTTCGAGTTTTCCCGTATCCCTTAGCTTTGTAATATTCTAGACAGGCTAAATTAAAGTCTGATATTTGAGGTTCTAGTTTATTAGAAATATTGTGGATAGCATCTTGCAATAGTTTACTAATAATTCTAACCTATGAATTGGATATATTTTGAGGTCTTGCAAGTAATCGTTCCTTCTCTGATAAATCACCTTCTGATATTCTGATAACTCCAGACAATCTATCTAAAGCTATAGAAGCATTAAGTAACAGTTTACAACATCCAGTAACTAGTTCATTCCTTTCTGGATTGGCTAGTTTAGCTTTTCCAGTAGCATACTTTATGATAGTATCAGGAGATACAGACATATGCTAATTAGACATGATAGTATTTAACTTCTTAATCAATTCCTCTAGTCTCTAAATCTATATTTCAGTAGTTTCAGCAGATGCCAAAGAATCTATTGTAGTTCCGTTTAATAGATGCTACAATCCGTCTGTATCAGACCCAGAAATTAATTCCTTTAAGGAATTGAAATCTGTTTTTCCTAAATTGGGAGATTCGTGTAAAATATCCCAAAATTCATTTATTAATAATGATACTGGAGAGATGTGCTCTACAGTAGAAAAGTTATTATTAATTTTAAGATTCGGTTCTTTCTTATTTAAAACTTCCTGGGCTTTAACGAAATTTGAGACAACTAACTGTATTGGATACTATTGACTCTATATTTTTCCTCCTAATCCACCAACTACTATTAAATCTCCTAACTTAATGTCAGAACCTAATTGTGGTATTATCTCATTTAATAAGAACATTGTTCTCATTGTTTCTATATTTCCATATGTGGCTTTCATCAATTCTCTACCTTGATTATCAGTAGCCTATAAATCATTCAAATGGAAACCTAATATATTATCCCTACCCTCAAAAGAGTGTTTCTAGTCTAAGTTTAAACCAGAAAGAGTAACTACGTTGACCTATCCAGTAAGAGTATTTTTGAACATAATGATATTGCAATTATCTAGTGTATCATTTTTAACTACTTCCCACAGATAATTGTATTTATCTTTTCCATTTACCTTCACAACAGAATGTTCAAAGTATGGACTAAACAGCTAATCTAAATAGTTATTGTCAAATTTTGGAAAACCGAATCTTCTAAATTCTCCTATCTAATTCACTATACCTCTAGCACTCAGTTTTCCATTATCTACATTTAGAAGTTTATCCTGGTTTTGCTTAATGATTTCTATTACTTCCTTATTCTTACTCTTAACTTCAGAACTATTTACATGATAGATCACTCCATCTATAGTGAGGTTCCAACCAGTATCTGGCTGCTCTCCTTGAGTCCAATATGTCCAGTTTTTATCAATATATTCTTCAATAGTAGATGTTATTCCATCAGCTTTTATATCTCTTTTTGGAAATACTGCACTTAATTGCTTATTTACGGTATCTATTGAAGAGTCGTTTATTGTAATAGTTTCTGCATTAGATGCTATGAACCTTTGAGCTAATTTCATAGATTCTTGCATTATAAATGCACCTCTATTATGACTATAGCACTCTGCCCTATTAACAGTAATCTCTTTTATATTCTGAAACTAATCATCATATCCAAGTGTCACTGGAATAACATTAAATCTAATGTCGTTAGTATTAATTCCATTATACTAAAGTATTCTAGATAATAAAGCAAACTCATTTCTATATTTTTCTTTCTTCGCCTAATCCCAAAATGCGGGAGATTCGTGTGAACTTTTTATGTTGAATACTTCTACAGAACCATTTGGTTTAACTACAATATAATCAATATGTCCAGTAATAGTTTCGTCTCTTCCTATTAATTTGGCAGAGAGATTTAGATTCTTGAGAATAACTGGAGAAGAGTCATCCCCAAGTTCTCTAGATTCTTTTCCGTTTCCTAAGTATACCTAACTAAATATATCATCATAAACCTAGTCGTGTATAACGTCACTTAGGTGCTCAAATGAGGTACCCTTAGTATTATCCTCAGTCTAGGAGTAAGAGGTTTCCTTACCTTGCTTCAAGATAATTTTATGTAAATCTCTACCATCTTCTGCTATTCTTTTCCAGCTATTTTTTAAAATAGAGATATGCTAATCGACCTAATCTTTAGTTAATCCCTTCTATTCGTATAGAGATTTCATTCTTTCAATATAATCATCTACCTATAAAACCGGCATTATTTGTTTTCCATACTGGTCAACATATAACCCAGAATCAATAAATGATTGAGTTGTATATCCAGATGCGTTTATTTCTGCACATCCATTTATAACATCTACCCTGTCAGAAAATTCCTTTCTAAACTTGCGTTTCCCCTATTCCTTTAATTCTGACAGTTTGTCAACCACTCTTGTCTAACGATTATAATCTTTAGAATAAAGAATGTCATATGCAAGCTGCGGACTTCTTTTCAAGATTTTGATTAATTCGTCATAAGAGTGGTTATACTGCCTTTTTCCAACTAATGTGTAATTACAATCTTTCATTTACAGTTTTCTAATATTAAACCTTTCTCAATTCCTTTCTCTATAAGGTTTGAAATGATACGGTTTTTCTACATTTGTCCTACCTATGATGATACTAGAGTATTTATGCTTGACTGGAAACCCAAATCGGAATCCAAATCAAGTTTAATATTTTTTCTAATATTTTGTCTTATGTTTAGAAATTGCTATCTAAACAAATCAATCGCTTCATTAGTTCTATCACTATAGTAAAACACATCACCATTTTCAACCTATCTAGCTAAGTGTCTAACGACACCCTCTTCCATTCTATCTATATATGCTAAGTTTCTATAGAGGTCATTAACTCTATTCTTAGTCATCTAAGATACTTTTTTATCATAGAAATTCAAAATGTTTTCATAATTTCTAGTACCTTCATTCATATCCTGAGCTTTTATGGCTCCTAGTACAATATGGAAAGTTTCATGAAGAAGGTCATTAATACTAGCATTACTTTGATTTATGTAGAGATTATTGTCATAGATAAAAGCCCTCACCCCATCAGTACCATCGTGGAATATTCTATTTCCGTTCTAGTCCTGAAGTTGCGCTAGCTATTCATTATCTGTAATAACTATCTTAATTGGAGTATCTTTGAAAAGTGTGTTCTCAAGAGTATCTTTTAAATTAAATAGTGTACTCGTAAGACTCTACGTCGGAGGATTTCCTGCCAAGTCTACTCCAGTAGAATTTATAGTGATTCCAGAATCAGATAAGGATTTTATATAGGTTGTATAATTACCCTCACCATTCTTATTACTTCTTTCTACTAGATACTATTTAATTGGAGCATTATTTATATCAAATATGATTTTTCTTATATTGGCATAGTCAGAATCTTCTAAGGTCTTTCCCCACATAGCATTGATAGAATATCCATTTTCTGTCATTGCATATAGAAAGATTCCTATTTTTTCAGGAAGGTCTAACGATGAAATATCTATACCTCTCTATTTATAAAAGGCTTGGATTTCTGAGGGCTTCTTTGTGGTAATTAAATTATGCTCCTGAGCAAATAATTTAGTTTTTGGGCCTATTGGATAGGCTATAGAGTTTATGGTCTAGCCAACATTAGTCGGAAATTCTAGGTTAACATATCTTTTTCCATCAGAACTTCCTAATATTTGCTTTAATCCCACTTTAGTTTGTTTTGATACATTAGCTGAGCGGTTAAATCCTTCTACTGCTAACTTAGCATCCTTCAATGATTTAAACTTTGCAGGGTCATATAGATTTGGACTAATAACACTGTTACTTACTATAAATATATTATCCCCAGCCTCGTTTAGATGATTATATATATAGTACCCTTTGTAGTATCCGTTATTTACTCCATCCTCATTTACTGGAGTAAATATATTCATTGTGTCGTATCCAAAATTAAATTCATCTTTTAAAACTCTTCCTTTCCTTTTTAACTTAACCTTATCATCGTTTGTGAGCTTCTTACCTCTATAACTGTACACTATCTAGTCCTTATCTTTAGAAATATTTAGAGTATATATCTCTCCGTCTATGTCCATATTTAAGTGACCTTGAAAAAAGGCTTGTGCGTCCTCTAAGGATGATATATTGTCCTCATAACTGTTAGATAATTCCAATTCTCCTAAAGCCTTTCTCTCTGTATTCTTAAGAGCTAAAGTATTTTCAAACAATTTTTTTACCTAAGACTTGGTAAGTCTTATAGTTTGAGGGACAGATTTGCCAACTGATTCTACATGATAGTTAGATAGAATAATATCATTCTTAAAGTATTTTTGAAGTAAACTTTCCATTCCATCCTAATCTAGATTTATGAACTACTACTCACTAACTTCTTGCGAAAATTCTGGAATGTAAGTAACTAACCCTTTATATAATTCAGATTTTCCAAACGACTCTCTTTTCCAGTGTAGTCTTCTTAAGTATCTAGCTAAGTCGGATTCAGAATCCTCATTTATTACCTACTACTTATTAAGTTCTCTACAGAAATCATTCAATACAGAACCAGAATCAATAATCTAGTCTCCTACCTTTATCAGCTTGGTATAGTCACTACTATTATTAAGATAATCTAAAATAAGATGTTTAATGGTAAACTACTCAGATGGAGTAGGGTCTACTTCCTTAGTAATTCTCTCTAAGTTCTTCTTATAGTTATCCTTAATAATATTCAGTTTATCCTTATACTTTTCTGATAGATACTAATCAGTAATATCATTGTCAGCTATAATTTGTTCGGCAAGATGTTTCTTATGTTCTGTTTCGGCAAAATTCTGAACATCAAACTTATTTCTAAATATATAACTAACTACTCCGTTCACTACAACCCTTCCTTTAAGCATATCTCCGTTAGAATATGCTTTATCTACTAGAGTAATTATATAGGGTTTCTCAATATCTTTAATCAATTCCGTTTCCTCTGGATAACGAAGTTTCAAATTCTCGAAAGAACAGTTCCCTATTAGCTGTTTGTCCAAGAAGTATTTTTGAGAGTTTTTCACTCTTGTAGAGGATGTCTACAAGTCGTAAATCAACTGTTTTATTTTATGTTCAGGAAGGGTGTCTAAGTACTCCACGATATCTTGAAGAGAGTCTAGCTCCTTTTCACTAGACTCTCTATCAATTTTAAAATTACTTTTCCCTCCTATCTCAAGAATTACATCACATTCCATATTAACATAGTTTGTAAATAAGCAACCTGTTCTATCTAATATATTGTGCTAACTATAACACCTTGTCTTTCATATTCGTTTCTCCGTTTCCAGAGAATATAGAATTTTCTCTTAATCTCTTATGAAGTTCTGGGAACATTACCAGAGAGTTCTGTGCGTAATTATAAGTTCTTTCATCTATCTCCCCCTACGTTAAACCTAGATGGTCTAACTATAATAGGGATTCTGGTTTACTCATGTCATACTTCCAAGTATAATCAGACTTATCATAGTATCTTTTATACACGTCATATCCATGAGCTGGATTAAGAACTTTAACATAAGGCTCTGTCCTATAATTTAATGCATAAGTAGAATATACAGTAGGGGCCATAGCAATTAAGAAATCTCTCTTAGTTGGCATAATATATTTAAAGTCATCATTATAATCTTGTTCAGACATGAATTTATAATAATCATACAGAACATTACCTTCTCTGACCTAATCTCTAAATATACCAGTCATGTATTTTCCTCCCAATCTGGTTCCATTCACTGCCAGGTTATATAGCATCAGTATGTCAGCTACTGAGTGATTCTAATCAAATTTTTCATTAGCCAACTCTTGAATACCTATTAGGTATCTATTATAGGTCTACTTGTTGGTCAGACTCTAGTCAATTTCAAATAGATTAAGGGCTGTTCTTAACATACTCTTTCCCCTATTAGAACTCTATACTAATTCTTTAACCAGGAAATTATCTGGGTAAGTATTCTTCAACCACTCAAAGAAATTATTTTCTACAAAGTTCTTTAGTGAGTCAATTCCATTAAGAGAATTTAGATATAATTCATCTGACCTAACTAAGTCATAATTAGAATCGTATACTTTCGTATCATCCACTTTAGATATATCTATAGGTTCTTCTTTAGATAAGAAATATGATGTTATCAATATCTTATCAGCATACTGTATGATGTTTTTATAATCTCTGTCAGATAGAGCACTATAAGATAGTTCTCCTAAAGAAATTAACTAGTCTACTATTTTAGACTTATTTGCAAATAGATGTCTTTGCTATAGAGTATAATTTAATAAATCTAGGTTCATTTTGTAGTGTGGAATACGATTGACCATATCAAGAATATTCCAACTAGATTTAATTAAGTTATAATATGTAGCAGCAAGCTCCCTATATGAAACAAGGTCTCCCTATCTAGTGTTATAGATGGTTCTAGAACTTTGGGGAAGTACTACTTTCTCATCATTCAAGAATTTATATAAATCAAAATTTCCATACAAGTCTGTCCTAACTGCATCCTCTAATATTGAAACTATTTCGGCAAGAGATAACTCTGGGTTGTTTCCCTAGATACTCTTTATAGTTTTTATTAGACCACTTTCTGTCTTATTCTTAGAGGCTTCTGGAACAGTTGGCAACATAGAATATTTTTCTAGATACTGTAAAAGTTCCTATTTGGTACCGGAATTTCCAGTAACTATATCTTCTTCATCGGACAAATTAACAAATTTCTACTTGTTAGAATCTACAGGTTTCTTTATACCCATTCTTCTTTCTCTAGTAGATACAGTGGCATACATCCTCTTGATTAGTTTAATCAAGTCCATATCTGTTTGTGGAATACCCTAATTCAGTTTCAACCACACAGAAGCCAATGTAGAAGTCTCGTTCGCTTCATCTGTTATTCTCTAAAATTCATTCAAGTCGAGCTTAAAGTCCAACATAGAATAGTTACTATTCGGATGAATCCTGTTATAGTCTTCTATTTGAGATCTTATATCATTTACAATCTAATCTATGTATCTAAATACATAATTAGTATTCATATTAGAAGTTACTGGCAACTCATAGTTTGACAAGGCTACCATAAATTCTGGACTATTGGCAGATAAGGGTTCGGTCTTAGCTTTAATATATTTCTATACAAAATCTTTAAGAGACCTAGCCTATGCTGTCTTATACATAGAACCAAGTTCTTTAATTACCCAAGAATACTCATTATTTACTCTTCTCGGGGTACGACCTTCCGCCATTAATTCCATCATCATATCTGCCTCAGCTTCCATAGCTTCCATCTGAGATTCCATAGCTTCTATTCTTTCCTCTGGAGAAAGGTTATCCTAGGGATTAACTATTAATTTAGACAAGTCTATGTCTCCATTTAGAGTCTTAATAGCGTTAGTTACAGAACTTGTTTGATTTTTATATAAATCGTTTCTACTATACTTATCTATCAACTCCACTACAGGACTAGTCATAAATGCTACAATATCCTTAAGATTGAATCCCATCATAACTAGGTGTAGATGATATTTAGCCAAGTTAGTACCAGCATTAATTTTAGCTAGAATTAACTCTTTAGCATTATCGGTTGCTGCTGAAAGAATCTGAGAAATTAACTAGTCTACATATTTATCATCCATGTCTATCTAACCATCATATGTAGCATAAAATTCTTCCTTAATTTTCTAAGATAGCTCTGGAGAAGCATTCCACAAGTCTGGAATGTGTTTTACAACCACGTTCATTAGTTGGTCAGTAGCACGCCCAGATAATCTACTGTATGAGTGACTCATCTTTAGGAAGAATCTATCTTTCTGATTTCCATTTCTTAATACATTATGATAGTAGTAAGTAAGGTTAAACCAGTCTTTTTCACCATTAGCGGCTATACCAATTACGTTTTTACCAACCAAGTTCTGGTTTTGCATTACGTATTTGGTAAGCGGATTCATCATATTTAACTACTTAGTTTTAGCTCCCTTTGGAGATTTGTCAGCCTCTTTCTGCAAGTCCCTCATTGTAATAGGAGAATATGCCTAGTCTCTATTTCTAATGTTATGAACAACATTTCTAATATTAGCACTGGCTACATTTTTGTATGCCTACTCTCTCTATCTATAGCTTACTTTATAGTTTTCATGTTTCTGAATCTGCTCTATAATCTTCTACTTCTAATCAGCATTCTCTCCGACTATGTAATTATATCTTCCATTATTACTGTCTATCTTATATATCAAGTTAGCCATTTTTCTAAGTCTTTCCGGACCAGATGAAGATAATATACTATTAAGTTCGTTTTCTATAGAATATTGCCCTCCTTCCACCACAATTAATTTATTTCCTCTTGGTAATGGAAGAGTCTTACTAGCATCAACCATTTGCTCAGAAGAATAATTGAATAATGGACTCCAGCCTATATACATAGCATCATCACTAAACGATTGTCCCATAACATAAGCCTTATCAATATCGTAGTCAGAACCCTACAAATATGTCTAAATATAGGAAACATAAGCAGTGTTAGAGGTATCAGCAGTCCATCCTACACAAGTCATAGGCATGAATGATTGCAATGACTGTGCTGGGATACGAGAAGAGATGAAATGAAGAGATGTTAAGAACGATGAATATTGCTTCTTGTACTACTGGAGATATTCATAGTAAGACGTTCTTATCTACCTGTACTATTCCTAGAAATTATTTCCAATTAGGGCATTTCGTAACTCAATCATATGCTACTAAAATCTTGGAAGTTTCTAAATTTCCTCTGGAGTCATTAAAACTCTTTTATTAGATTCCCTATCATATTTTGTATCGTTCCCGAAGTCTACAAGACTATTGGCGATGGTTCTCCTAAGATCTGGGTTTAATTCTATACCAGTATTAACCTATATGTCTATATACTTATCCTGAGAATAAATGTTATTAAGTATAGAAGAGATTTGGTGGAAAGCATCTGAATTTAATACATCCTAGTCTTTGCTTTTTTTGTCTAAAGCATTTCTTATGTCCTAAACGGGGGCTATCTTGTATAAAGTATAGTTAATTAACTACTACTCTCCATTAACTAATTCCGATTTAGTATATTTGTATCTTTTGACATAATCTATTCTCTACAATACATTCTCCACGTTTCCATTCTCATCTTGAATAAGTCTATAGCGAGACTTGTCTATCTCTTGATTATTCTAGTCTAGAACCTTTCCGTCTGAATATTTCCAAGAAGATTGTATATATTTTCCAATCTTTATTCCATCCTGGTGAGTATAAATTTCATTATTGTCATTTATATATTCCTAAGTGTAGTCAAACGGGTCTTCATATATATTGAGAGTTTCTATTAGATTACTAAACGAAACCAAGGTATGTTGACCATTATTTTTAACAAATGCGAGGTTATAAAATCCAGCAGGAATCTTTGGAACCTCGGTCTGTTTTCTAAAGAAGTTCTCTCCCTAATCCATAATATCTGCTAATGTAGCATCTCCAGTCTGGAAGATGTCTTTATACATATTACCAAGAACTATTTCAGCTTCGGTGTTTTCAAGACTTCCTGGAACTATATCTAATGTCTATCCATTAAGTTCAAACTTTCCTTCATCTAATAAGTCTAAAACATCCTGTATTTGGGTTTGTTTTGGTCTTTCAGATTTTGGTAAGTTCCAAGAACCTCTAATAATTGGATGGTCATATATAGTCATATACTTAGTAACCCCATCAGTAGGGTCTACATATTGCCATCTTAGAAGAGATGGTTTTAAATTATTAGGCTTTGTTATGTTTAATTTGTAAGTATGTTTGCTAACATTAGAAATCTTTTTATACTCTCTAACCTAAGCAGATTTTACTTGGTTGCTTTTATCAAAATATGAAACAGTATAGGGTTCAGAAACAACTTCTAAGTTAACTCCAGAGTGCCTTTGTTCATTTCCTATTGTGCTCTAATATCCTACTATACTTCCCTTAGTTAGGCCCCCTATTTTTGTATCCAACTATTCCTGAGTAGTTGGAGATAAACGTAAGATAGCCCCATTAGGTAAGACCTATAAAGCAGCATTGAATAGTCTAATTTTCTAATCTTCTTTAGCTCCTACCCACGGAGTTCTTCTCTATAGATTAGAATCTCTTCCTCCTGTCTTAAAATGAATGTTCCATTTATCTGAATCTATCTCTTTCTCAATAACAAATGATGAATTTTCATCTTCATTTAATGTAATAGTAAACTTGTTGCCCTTTTGATTAATTTTTACATTATATTCGTCCTCTATGTCAAATATTCCATTTTTGAATTTGTAGAAATCAGCCATATCAGATAAATCGTGAGATATTACAGTTCCATCATTTTTGATAATATTAACAATATCAGTAGGCATAAACCAAGACTTGTCCTTTACTTGCTCTGCCTCTTGTTTAGAAGCTAGAAACATATTTACAAGCTGTCTATTATACTCAGTCGTATCCTAAGATGTTATACTTAAATAAGGAATAAGAGAAATGTCTATCTTATCAGAAGACTCCTAGATCAGTGTGGCTAGATCAAAACTTGAAATCCTTCTTTTACGTTCTCCATATTTGTTTGGGTCAACCCCATTTTGGGCACACCATGCTTCTAGTCCACTTCTTAATTTTCCCTTAAAGTCATTTCTAGCTCTCTTTAAAACGTCCTCAAAAAGATACTTCCTATATGTTTTGGTTTTTGGGTCAAACCATTGAAAGTATTGAACTACATTATAGCCTGGCGCCATAACATATCCAGACCCAGGGTGTTTACGCTTAATAGACTTGGAATTAATTACAGAAGTAATATTAGTAATAAATTGTGTATAAATACTAGGATCGCTAAAAGGAATCTTTAAACCAGAAGACGAGTTATCTTTGTTAACCTTAAATTCCTTGTTTATTTCCTATTTTAACTTTTCAGTTAAATCCATATCACTATTACTCTTGGACTATACTATAAGTTTTCCGACTATCTTATACAACTAGTACTTAGCTTTACTTGGGTCCTCAGCGTAATCTTTGAAGTATCTTTGTATATTAGTTAATTCCTGCTCAGAAGCCTAGAATGCTGATTCAGCCAATCCGTAGTAAATCTCATTTACAGATTTGTAATCCTTTCCATATGCTGCACAAGCTGCAACTACCTGGGAGAACTCTGTTAATTCCGAGTCAACTACATCATGGTCAGCATTAAGTTGAATACCTAACCCCTATATATTCAACTAGAAAGTATTAAGAGGGGCATTATTAGTCCATACATCTTTACTATTTATGTTCTTAGCACCATTCTTTACTGCAGAGTTATTAAATACATATGCTACAAACTTATCTTTAAGAGGTTGGACTATATCATTTATAGAAGTTACCTTCGGATTAACCTTATATCCAACATTAATTACAAAGTTAGTTAAAACCTAATTACTAAATTCGGAAGTTACTCCTTTAGCATTAGTACAATTAATACCTCCAAGGGCAACAAACAATTCATAAAGACTATCTATTGTATGAAATCCCTATCCTCCAACTGTGCTATGCTCAGATGTATTGTCACTAAAATAGTGGTATATCTTATTAGAACCTTTTCCTAAAATAGTCTCTACAGTAAAATATCCAGAATTATCTTTTCCAAAGTCAGTCACCTAAACTATTTCTCCAAGCTGGTTCTTATAGAACAGCTTCTCTCCTCCTAGAATTGCTTCTCTAAACCATCTAGAAACTTCTTCCTAGTCATATGCTGTCTACTGGAATTGATTAATGTTCTTAGTCAAATCTATAGCTCCATTCCAACGTATATTATGCATTTTCTTGAACATATTATACTAAGCTGAATTAGACTATAATGATTGTAACATCATCGCATTAGTCTATCCAAATGATGCAAACTTAGCCAGAAATGACGTTAAGTCTCCAGTCTAATCGTCCCATATAGGCTTTCTGTTTGTTCCAACTCTCTAATCTCCCAAAGAATTATTTTCCAAAATAACTTGAATAGGAGACATAGTTGAACTACCATCCTAAGAATCTATTTCATCAGATTCTCTTAGGTTATTGACCGGTGCTGACATATCATATGCAACAGCAGCATTAACCTTACTAGCAACACCATTTATTAAACCAGTAAGAGGATGCTACAAAGTAGCTGGAATAATAACATTACGTTTAAATTGAGTTCCCTATGCAGTATTTATAATTTCTATGATAGTTTTATCATATATATCCTACATATTAGGCTTTCCATCTAAATCATTTATAGCTCTCATTGAAGAAAACTCTTCGATAAAATTATCAAGAGAACTAAAGCTTATTTTGTTATTATTTAGTATATTTTCTAAAGCCTTTCTAGCTACATTAGTTTTTATCGGATTTCCAATTGCTCCTTTTATGTCATTAACAGCAGAAACTATTTTATTAAATAATGTCCCCTTTGCCTTATCTGGATGATTTATTTCCGTCCCAGATAAACTTAGTCTTAGGTTATTACTAAATAAACCCTCTATATAGAAGAATTTTTCCAAGAATGGATTCATTTCTGAATCTTTCTATAGTAGCAATTCTCCCGTTTCTTTATCAATCCACTTGTCAGCAAAAGCTTGTCTATCTTTTACTTGAAGCAGTTTAGTGTCAGACAATAATCTAACTGTCTAAGTAGCAGCCTTCTCATTTAATTTATTATTAATCCAAGAGTTCAATTCCTAAGTTGAATCAAACAATCGGAAATTAACACCATATTCTCTAAGGTTTTCTAGGAACAGTTCCTACTGTTGTTTTAGAAATTTCTTTAGACGAACTGGCTCATTATATAGTTTAGCATAAAAATCTGTTATTTCATTAAGGTCGCAGAATTTCTTTCTATTTCTGTAATCCTTGTCTTTCTCTAACTCTATCTTCTCAAGATTGTGTTGGTTATAACTAAAGACAAGAGAAATTAAATCACTCTCAGTTCTATTTCTTAGGAACGTTCTAACATTATCTAGTCTGTTAGACGTAAATACATCTCCTTCCTTTCTGAACTGTGCTCCATATTCAGTAGTCAAAAATGACATTAGTTTTTCCATTTTTGTTACTACGTTAGCTTGAATTTGATTGTGGGCAGAGAAGAAAGTATTTCTATATAAATCAACAAATTCTTGACTCTTATCAGACATTAAATCCATTATATTATCACTAAACATAGATAGATTAGACATATAATTCAAGAAGTTGGTCTTATCAGAGTATACAGTAGGTTGGAAACATATTCTTCCAGTCTTCAAGAAGGAACTATAGAACTTATCTAGGATTGCGTGTTGAAATAACTCTGAAGAGGACATATCTCTAACAGCTTTAACATCGCTGATGGGTGTAGTTATTTCCCCATCAATTACTGGGTCTATATCTATAGCATTAGGATTCTATACAAATAATAAAGAGTTTGCTGGTCCTCCCTCTTGGCGCTATTTATGCAAGCGTCTATTTAATTCAGAGCCTAATCTTGATATACTATAGTTAGAGACACTTGAACCAGCCTTATTTAAAGATGTAGAGCGTACAGACCTACCAGATGCTTCCACAAAGCTTTTAGCTAAGTCGCTAAGTGCTTTATCACTAGTAGTTACAGGTTTAAAATAAACTCTATTAGCCTAGATGTCAAAGACGTTAGAGGATGGCTTCTTAGACTCTCTATTAAATAAACTTGTATATTTAGAGTTCTCCATCAAAAACTATTTCATATCCTAATCTCCAGCGAGTTTTACCTAGTTATCAATGTCGGCAGTTCTAATTGCTAATTTTAGGAAATGATTAAGATAATTCTTAGAAAATAAGTTATTTTTTGGGTCGTAAGTATACTTGTCCTTATATCCCTATAACGCTTCTAGCCCTTTATCAGATAGAAAATTAGTATCTAGATAATAGTCGAACATTTCTAATAGATTATTTAGAACCGTTTCGTACTCATTTAGTAGTTCTTTATTTTGAAGAACTTTATTACTAAAGTCTCTAAGGTTTATGCCAGCTAATATATCTAACATTGGAACTTCTTTTCCATTTATGTTTACCGTAGAGTTCTCTAGCTCTAAGTTGTCCATAGTAGAGAACAGTCCCTCCATATTAGAAGCTCCTTGATTGTATCTGAATCCAAATGTATATAATGTTCCTTCCTTTCCCGAAAGTTCAACCTTAGATATAAACTTACCAGTCTAATCTGGCACAGAGGTATAGTTATATTTAGACAATCTATCTTCCCCAAGTTTATTTATCTATCTGGTCTTACTTCTAAAAGTAATTCTTTCAACAGAATCAAATAAGTCAGCATCCCAATTAAATTTCTTCTTTACAGCAAATAAAGATTTCGATGATTGTAGATTACAATCAATATAATTGTTATTTACATTTCTATAGATAATGGCACATAAATCTGAAACAGTCTCTAAGAATTTAGTTCCATATTTTAGGTTATCATTTACTCTTCCTAATTCTATAGATATATTTGAGTTAGGATTATCTTTATTCAAAATTTCATTATAGAATGAATATAGTATATTCTTATGCTATTCTGAGAACAGGTTCTCATTGCGCATAAAATCTATCATTCTACCTCTAGAATTTTGAATAGCCTATGGTTTAAATAATATTTCTAGAATATCTACAATATTGTCTAAAACATTAACATTCTATGTATTAATTAAATCTTTCAGCACTCCTACAACAGCTTCACTGTTACTTGTATCGAAATTGATATTATTATTCAATACGTCAGATAACAAGGATTGCCATGCCTACATCAATGATGTCATATTTAACGTCTGGGGAAGCAATTGATGAGACTCATTATATTTATAAACAAATATAGTGTCCAACATATCCTTTACTCCAGTACTAGTATGAGCTTCACTTCCCTCATTATTAGCAGTTTCCCATCCTGCCTTTTGATGCGCATGAGATTCTCTCAGTGCATATTTCTTAGCGTTCTATCTCTATGGTTCTACATTATTCAAGAAGCCTCTTTCTATACCAATACTACTTCCTAGTTTCTAAGCCAATAAATCATCGAACTGCGTAAGAACTATATAATCATTTACGTAGTTTAATAAATCATCTTTAGGATTTTCTATCTCCTGAATAATAGGCAATACTTCATCCTTAAACTCTGCACCTCTCTCAATTTCTTTCAGAAGTTTGTCCTTAATTTCTAGATAGTAATTAGAGAATCTATTAGCCATAAACAGCTAAGTCTTCGCTTCAGAGTTTGTATAATTAGTATTGTACTTGTTATTAAACCATGTATTAAGTTTAGGGTTATTTAGTATAGTCTTAATTAGTTGTCTATAGAGATATTCTTGCTATACTTTATTTTTCTGTAGGATTTTATCCTCTAGCTATTGGTTAAACTTTGTATTTCTATCAGGGTCTTGCAATACATATTTTCTAAAAGTATCTATAACATAGTAGTACTGACTAGAATTTAACATTCCGTTGCTATACATACTTGTAATGGATTGCAAAGTAGAATCATTTGGGAACTATTCCTTTAGATGACCAAGAATGCTCTCAAATTTCCCTTCCTTATAGTCCACGATTCTTTTGTTGACTTCATCAGAGGTCAACTCGTACTTAGTTTTCAGGTAGTTATTATATATTAACTTCTATTTAAGTTCTCTTCCAAAGCTGTCAGTTACTTCCTGAATAAGACCAGTATTTATCGGTCCATATATTTCTAATAAAGTGTCTTCTACTTTCTATAATTTTCTTGCTTCTTGACTCTCATCAGTTTCCATTTCCTTTTCAGCCTCAGAAATCTGAGTTGTCACTTCTCCGACACTATTCATGTCGAAGAAGGTTGACAACACAATATTTCTAAACTTCATGGCTTTTTCTGGTAATTTGTCTAAAGAAGCATTAGCTAGCCCACATACTATATTGTTTACATCATCAATAAACTCTCTAGAAGTTTCATCCAAGTTTTCAGAATCTGTTAGAAGTAATCTTTTATCCTAACCATCTTTGGATTTATACTTAAATTCCAAAGTTTTAATAATTCTGTCCTCTATTCCAGGTCTATTAATTTGATTATACAATAACTTTAAATCTGAGGCTAGTTGCTAATAACTTTTTTTGTCGTACTTAACATTACAAGCTGCCATAGTCATTTATTTTTTAAAAACATGAAGTATCTACATACAATAAGTAATCAGATAAATTCCATTTTAAATCTGAATCTTCTAGTTGTTCTATTTTATTATTCAAAGTATCTTTCATACTTACTAACAATTCTAGATAGCTTTCTACATTTGAAGAGTTTGATAACATTTGCACATCGCTATCATCCTAGAACGTTTCCTCTAGCTAATTTAGGAAGTCCTGATGTGTCATTATATCCATTCCTGTTGGGTCAACAACCATAGAATCAAACGACTGTCCAGTAATCTCTTCAACTGAATTAGTTTTATTTGGTGTCATAGAGATATACATATCCTCAGTGTCCAAACTCAACTCTCCAGTGCCATCGTTTACGTCAGTATATATTATTTTTCCATTTTCATACTTTACATCTTTTATGGTAGGCTATCCTAGCTACATATTAATAAGCTCTACTATGTTATCAACAGATGATCCGTTTCTAAAGAAATTAATCAATTTTCTGTTGTTCTATATAGTAATATATTCCATATAGCTTTGTTCATTGTCCTCTTTTCCTTCATTAAGAAGGAAGTTCTGGAATCTAGTTCTATCCTACTCATCTACTATCTTAGAGGAATAACCTACATACTATTCCACTGGGTTTTCTACCTTGGTTTCTTCTTTTAGCTATCTCTTTCCTCCCTCTAATAATTTAGAAAGGTTAAGAGCAATACCTCCAGATATAACATCAACGTCAACGTCAAAGTATATAGGATTAGTTCCACATTTTAGGAATGCATAATCCTATCCATTTTGTCCTCTAACGTTTATTTGCTTATAATCCTGACTAGTTTCTAAATCTGGGTCCACAAATATTCCATACTTAAACGGAGCTTCCTCAGTATAGGCATGGGGCTCCTCTAAGCTCTATACAGTACCATGAAAGATAAGATTAAACATATTAAATAATGTATTATCATTACCCCTTCTCTCCAACATTCCATCTCCAAATAGCGCTGAAATATCGAAATCAAACTTATCAGTATTATTCTTTGTGTCAATAGTAGTAATACTAATCAACCCATTAGCCTTACTATTGGTTTGATATATCCTTGATTTAGTAGCAATAGCTGAGACAGCCTTGGGGAAGAAGCTAAACATTGATTCTGCAGGAATAGTAGACGTTGATATAACATTTCCATTTTCGTCTGTTTCTCCAATTACTATGTTCTTATTATTTGTATGAATAAGTCCGGAAAGATTTCTTTTTTGTTCGTTCTTTCCTATATATTCATTCGTAGCATAGTTAGAACCATCAGCCTTAGCCAGTCTAGTAGCCATAGGTTTAAAGTTTAATCCAGCCCTTCTAAATATTTCAGGAGGCTCATTAGCTGTTAGCTGTTCTAATATAGACGATAGAATAGAATGGTACTTATGTGCATATTCTTCTTCTATAGCTAACATATTAGCCTCATTCTTTCCATATACACTAGAATTACTAACATCAAATGACCTTACATATCCGCCGATGTTTTTGTTGGTTAGGTCAATTCCTAGCCTAAAAGTAGGTATATCTTTGCAGTATTCCTAGTTAAACTTTATTAAGTTTTCCAAGTCTGCTGCTGTTACTTTATACAGGTTTAGGAGCTTCTATACCTCCTAACTACCAGCATTTAGCTAAGTTATCCAATTCTTGCCATATCTACTAAATAGTTCAGATTCAACTTTGGAAATATCTAGTATCTTACTGCTGTCATAACCATTCTCTTGTTTCCACTTATCTAGTTGGGATATGAAATTTTCTAGGCTAGCTCTGAAATTCCACATTGCAGTAAACATCCTAACTCCTAGAGTATCCATTCTCCAAGGCTTTTTAGCTTTTTCTCCTTCCCTAGTTAATTGATTCTATATTCTATGAGTAATAAGTTCTGTAAAACTTAGACCATGATTATTAAGAACAATCATTCTGACTTCTGGAGTATGTGCATCAGGATTTCTCTTCTGCTCTATATATCTATCGGCTAACTCCTCTGGAGAAAGATTAGTATTAGATGATGCAAATACTACAGCCTTACCGAAAATAGACTCTGATACTTTTCCTTTCAGTACATCTGATTTATTTCCCAAAATATATACCGGAGAAACTACTTTTCTCTTGTCAGTATCCATGAAATTATTATAATCAGATATATAGTTTCCATCTTGGTCCACTCTGTTGTTCTCGACAGTTGCTATACTTAAGGTTCCACCAAGTCTTCTTGGAACTTTTCTCTTGACCAGTCTAGTAGTCTAGTGCGATTCGTACATATCAGGAGTAAGTTCTATAGCATGACCTTCTGGATGTTCGGAAACTATTCTTCTAATAAAGCCTTCGTACTATTTAACAGATTCGCTCAAGTTATCTCTAAATCTTTCTGCCTTAACCTTATTCTCTCCAGTGATTTTTCCGTCCTTAATTCTCTGATTTATTTTATCCTTTATAGCCTACTATACAGCAGGTTTTCTTAAGTTATTAAAATCAGAAAGAAGGCATATATCAAATACAGCTGAGAATGGAGTATCCTAGATAGTTCTACTTAAGCCATCTAGTCTACAAGTAATAGATACAATATAACGTTCTCCGTCTATATCTATGTATGTAGGTTTCAAGTCAGTTCCTATTCCAAAGTTGTCAGAATCAGTAGCTCTTCTGACTTCTAACTACAATTTTCTGTTTTTCCAAGCCTCGCTAAATCCTAATAGTGATGTCATAGCTGGGTCAGTTACATTACCTCCAAATATGACAGAACTTTGGATTTTAGTTATAATATCCTAATATCTCTGTTTATCTACTCTCTTGGTGATTGGCTCAGTTCCATCATATATAGCATTAATGTTTCTTCTAACAGAAGTTTTTTCTCCTGGAAGCCATGCTGGGTATTTTCTTTGTGTCCCATCAGGATTAACAAGAGTCTCTTTTAGCCCTGTAATTGGTACTACTGTATTAGCTTCTATCAGAAGATCCGATAATTCCGATACTTCTATATCTTGGCGCTCAGCTGGATTCTTTTCTACGAAATCCTTATATATTTCTGTTTTATTAGATTCTAACTGTTGCTACACTTGCTCTTCAGAAGCTTCTGGATTAAACTCTGGAGTATTTTCAACTGTTGGAGATATTACTAATTCTTCTCCCTCTTCTTTAACTTCTGGTTCTTCCTTCACTTCTGGAGTTTCTTCTTGAGTAGTCTATGATAAGTCTAACTTATCTAGAGCCTTAGAATACTAATCCCTAAATAACTAAACTTGGTTGGCTAAACTAAATCCTATAGATTTTATATCATCCTAGGTATTAGCTCCAACAAGTCTAGATAATCCTCTATCTAAGAAAATAGAAGCAGTCTTTCCTCTAGACATTAGTGTGTAGAATCTTCTTAAGAAAGTTACCTTATCATAAGAATTTGGTCCATCTAAGTCTACAGATAGGTCTATATTATCTACTATAACATAATCGAATTCCTAACCCTGCATAAATTTCTTACCAGGAACAATTTTCTCTGTTAGAGGTTCTCCTAAATTAGAAAATCCTGCAGATTTAAGCTTCTAATATGCCTACGAGTTAACATCTCCTATGAATCCTATACTAGCATCTTTATGTTTATCCTATAGTATCTTTATTACTTCGTCTATGTTTCCTCCGATTAAGTCTCCATTTATATCATCCTACTAATTATAGACTCTTAAATTCAACCTCCTGATAAGATTTGGAAGCTTGGCTTCAAAATCATGCCATAATTGGTTATCTCCAGATTCTATAATATCATTTGCAGTATCTAATATTGCAGAAACTTTATTATTATTACTTTGCTTCTGAATATTAGAAGTTCTTAAAGACTCTTGAAGTTTAGAAGTTCTGGTAGCAAATATATCATTTGTCGTTAAATTTTCTATCTGTCCGTTTGAATATCCAGACTGGTTAGAATCGCTAGCCAAAAATACCGTTCCTCCAACTCTTTCTGCATACTCATCTAGCAAAGCTATCTATAGACTATTCATATGGGCAGCTTCATCTACGAAAACAAGCGGAGCTTTTATATCAGGATTGAATTTTATTTTGTCACTTTTAAGGTCTATTTTAACCCCAGTAGCTCCGTTCTTAGCCCATCTTTGCATAACAAAGTAGTCTGTCTCAGTCTTATATTCTGTATTCTTTTCGTTTTTGTTTATTTCAGAGGCCGCTCTTTGAAAGCTTTCGTTTATCTTATCCCAATTAGGTAATAACTTACTAAATATATTTCCGTCTCCTTCTATAGTATAAGAGGTTCCCTCATTAAGAGAATTTTGAAGCTTAATAGCCTAAGATGTAGTAGGACCTATTACCAAAGCTTGCTATTCATAGAAGCGCTATCTAATGTTTTTTAGTACAACCTCAGTCTTTCCAGCTCCTGCTACTCCATTTATATAAACTACATTTGGAGTAACTGTGCTATTAGGATTAACTAATTTAGCTAATGCTTTAAACCCAGCCTTATATGCTTTAGTATGAGCAGCTTCCCCAAGTCTGGAAATATTCTATTGTACTGTTAGAGGAGCAATATCCTCATTATCTTTGATAGAATTTTGTACAGATTTATAGTAGTTAGATGGATTATCAGACAAGACTGATAAAATGTACAAAGCCTTGTCATACTTAGTAAATTCAGTAAGATTTTCATTTAACTTACTGGTCTATTGTTTTTCTAAATCAGTGTAATTTCCTAAGTACCTTTTCCAAAAGTCTGAGTTAGCAAAGAACTACTCTGGAGTCCATCCAGTATCTTTTAATATCTTATTAAAGTTATTATGAAGAGTCTGTTCAAACTGGAATAGCTATCCGAGCTGATTCTCAGGGTTTCCATCAAAAGGAGGTAAAGAATCCAATCCTTCAGATAAATCATATTCTTTATCTCCTACTGTAAACTAGAAAGATAGTCCACGACCTATCTCATATCTTAGATTATTTACAACATTCTCCGTATCAACAAGACGTCTTAACTTATTCATACTATTATTCTCGGATATTCTCTTCCATAATTCTATTTCAGTATTCAGGTTAGTTACTTCATCCTATAATACTTGGGCATAATCCTAACTTATTTCTGGAAGAGGTTCCCACTCTCTTGTAAGAACATCTCTATGTGTATTAGCAAACTCATTTATCTGCTTATTCTAACCAAAATAATGAGTTCCGTCTGGAGATACTGATGCAGAATATACATATGCGGAAAGTAATTCTAGAGCTTTCTATGCATTATTTAACTGTTTAGCCTGAGTATCATTTAGCTCAAATGAATCTAACTTATCCTAAGATATATAATCTTTATACACCTAGTCAAGTATATAATTCATGTTGAATACCTCTTCCTAATTATCAGACATTTCCTTAGTTATAGAAGATAGAATATTTTCTAAAGGACTGTGTGAATTTACCTATAACTTATTATAGAATGAATATACTGGGTTCTTCTATATTCTACTAGACAGATTATTTACATATCTATTTAATGTAGAAATCTGTCTTCTAACTGGTTCTCCAGCAACGTCTCTTGGGTCACTAGCGTTGTTAGTAAGAAGTTTAAGTTTAGAATCCTTTCCAAAATTCATAGGAATCTACTTAAGAGCTGCACTTAGTACTTCTGGTAAGGCTGAAGATTTTCCAGAAAAATACTTATAGATGGCAGAATCTGGAGTGTCCAGACCTTTTATTAATTCATCAATAGTGATATTATCACCTATCTCTCCATCACCTTTTATTCCATAGTCCTTTCCTACCTATTTTGCAAAGTCGTTTAATATTACCTAAGCATTTTGACTTTTAGATTTGAATTGCATTGGAATAGTGTTATAGAGTTCCATAGCTGCTAATTCCTAATCCTGTTCATCTGCTTCGTCATATTTTCTTTTTGCTTCTTCTATGGCTGCGATTATCTAGTCCTTATTTTCTAGGTTAGATTCTCTTAGAGGTTTAAGTATCTTATTTTTCAGAGTTCCTCTCTATACCGCGTCTTTCATTGGTATAAGAGTTTCCAAGGGAGGAATAGTATCATTTAATAGGGTTATTACTTTATTTGCCTATTCTTTTACTATGGTATAATGCTTATCCTATAGCTATTGCTGTATATCATCGATATTTGACAAATCATCTTTTAAATCTTGCAGTATGGTTCTATATGGATTAACATCAAACTTACCACCCTAATCAACAAACGGATATTGCATTTCTCTCTTGATAATATCCTTAAGTCTATATCTAATGTTTTGCATGATAGTTCTATTTGTGGAACTATCAATCTAATAGTTTATAGGTCTTAAGATGTCATCAAACTGCTATATATAATCAGCTAGTATCTAATTATTCAAATCAAATACTCTTTGCTGTCTTTGATAATACTTTTGAACATCATCAGGAGTCGCTGTATTGTTTCTAGTATTATACTCTTCCTCAGATTCCTCTATTCCGTTCTAGTCGATTAATCTAGAATCCATCGTATAGAACGGTTTGGCATTGATATATTTATCTAATGATAAATCTTCTTTATTATATAACTAATTTAACGCATTAAAAATGCTCTTATATTGATTAGCATAGTCCTACTGGGCTAACATCTATGGAGATACAACCTTCTCTAAAGCCTTATATGCTAAAAAGGCTTTATCTAAGTCTTTAAGCATAGTCTCTTTAACGTGGTCATTCCACTAGTTATTCAAATCTATCTAATCTTGTATTGTAAGTTCCTAAGTAGGGTCTATTTTGTTAAGTAACCACTTAGTTCTGTCAAGTCCCAAAAATGCAGAATTAAGAACTGGGTCTAAGGCAAAGTTAAGTTTTCTAGTATAGTCTAGGGAAGTATCTCCGGATAGAAAATCATTCATTTTCTTCTGAATGTTATCTACCGATGTCTAAAACTGCTACAAATTCTTAATTTTATCCTACTTTTCTGCTTCTGTAGGAGAATCTGTTATTCTTCCCTCAAGAGTTCCATCGGCAGTCTCTGCAGCCTTATTATAAGTATCCCTAGCTTGCAACAACTAATTCTGTAACTTTCTAAACTCTTGATAATATCCAGTCACGTGAGAAGCATTCTTATACTCCTAGTATCTTGCTTCTTGTAGAACCATCTTGTCGAACAGTTGGTCTTGGCTAAGTTTTGTACCACTTCCAACTATGGCTGCCTCTAAAGAATTAATCTTCTCTAGTACCCTATTACCTACCTACTGGTTCTAAGATTCTTCGCTTTTATCTGTACTTAACCAAGTAATATTTCCGGCATCATCTTGAGAGTATTGTAATCCAGAAATTTTGGTATTACCTGCGCGACCCTTAGATACATACCCTTTTACTATATTTCTTAGTTCCTAAGCTCTTCCATCATTAATTAAGTCTACTAAGTCTTTGTCCCTAGTTTTGTTAAATCCCTTATACTTCTCAACTCCGTAGAACAATCCTCCACCAATAGCACCTCCTATCAAAGACATGGAGTATCTTTCTAACATATTATCAAACGCTCCAGTATCTTTAACGCTTTTATCATACATCCCTAAATCTCCAAGAAGGGAATAGGTAGACTTAGTAAGGTCTGTTACTAGTTCCTCACTAACTTCTTCTAAACCTTCTCCCAGAGCCTTACCAACTCCTCCAAGATTGTGATCTTTAAGGTTTTCTACAAATGTTTCTGCTGCTCTCTTTCCAAAAGCTACACCCTTTTTATACCAGTTACCTGGGCTATCTTTAGTTCCAGGTTTATATATTTCTTCGAAAGCTTCTTTCAGTTCCTTTTTTACTGCTTGTCTTCCCTACTTAATGGATTCGGCTGTAAGATCATCGTAGAATACTTCTCCAAGGTGTAAGTACCTATCCACTCCATACATTCCAGCCGCACTACCCAATGCTACCCAGGCAGCCTCCTTTTTAGTAGCACCTCTCTCTAGCATATCAGAATAAACATCAGTGTTCGAGATTAAAGACATATACGCTAAAGCTAAGTTAGCTCCTAGCCTTTGCTTCTTTCTCATGGTCTCAACTACTGGGTCATAGTATTTTTTCATACATAATTGACCAAGAGTAGATTGTTTCCATAGTTCATCAGACGGAGCCTCTAGACCTTTTAAACTTCCTCCAACTTTTGATTTGTAGAATTGGAATGCCTAATCTTCAGCCTTCTTCAATGCTTTTTTATCTCCAAACCATCCTACAGCTTTAGCTATCTACTTCTATTGTCCCCATTGTAAAGCAATATCAGAAATTAAATTAGCTAAGTTTTCAAAAGAGAATGTATGCTCACTACTCCACACAGAATTAGTAGTAGATAATGATTCTCCAACTGCGGCTGCTTTTCGCATCCATTCTGGAGCTTCATTATCTCCAGAACCAAACAAGTTGGTAGCAATACTATGAAGCATTGGAAGAGTCTTAGATATTTCCTTAGCTACCATAGCCTTATAATAATATGGAGCTGCAGGAGTAAACATTGGAGCTATTAATGCTATATTCTTAGCTATAACTCCAGTAGCACTTTTCTCTAGGTCATCAGAATCCATGAAGTCTATCTTGTTTAGAGCAGAATCTTCTTTTGTTAAGATATTTGCAGCTGATAAAACTGTTTTTCCAAGTGGAGAACGTCCGTTTAATTTCTCATAATAATAAGTTCCTTCTGGATTAAGTTTGTATTCTCCTTTCTTATGTTTATTTCCTTGTTCATCAACTTCATCCTAGTCATATTGAGCTAATACCAAAGGTTCCTTAAATAGATTCTAAACCCATTTTACTGGATTACTAAATAAGGCATAATCTTCGGGAGTATAATTTTCAAACTTTCCTGTTTCTGGATTGAATATTTTCTAAGATTGAGCTATTTCCTGTTCAGATTTAGTTCTCTTACTTGTAGTTCTCCAACCTTCTACACCAATCTAAACCCTATCAGGATTATAGTCTGGTCCTAAGTTAAATTTATTTTCTTTAATTTTGGCATTAGCCTTATTGCTTGCCGTATCAAAGGCATCTAATTCTATTCCAGTTGGAAATTCATTATTCTAAAAATCTCTCCATCTGGATGCTTGCATTTCATAAAATCTATCAAACTTCTCTTTAGAAAAATCTCCCTTATCGTCCTTGAATACGGGATTATCTTTAATAAAGCTTGATTTCAAATACTAATCCTTACTTAGAAACTGGGTATTTTTAGTATTTAAACCTCCAATTGAAACTAAATCATCTATGTCTAAGGTAGGATTACTTAAGCTTGATAATATCCAATCATTTTCAAACATAATTAATTATTTAATATTGATGGATCTAATTTGGTAAAATTTAGATCCCTATTTTGGTATTCTTTTTCTAACATCTATCCAGTATTTGTATCGATAGTTTGATTTCCTCCTAGAGCTGCGGCTGCCTTGTTCATGTTAAGAGGTATATAAATATTTCCTTTAAATATATGGTCATAACTATTTATAAACTCAGGCATTAACCATTCTGTCCAGTCGTACTCATCAATATCGGGATACTGAGTCTCTTTTCCAGAACCTGTTGCCAAACTGGTCTTTAGCTACTAAACTAATTCCGGAGATTGCTTAACTTCAGTGATAAACTTATTTTGCTTCTTATCTATTTCCACCATACCATCTGTCGTCATACCAGATGCCACTATAAATGGAGCAAACTTATCCATATCTAGTTCTCCAGTGGGTTTGATTAGCGAGCTTAGTCCGGGATACTTCTCTGTATCTCCAAATATTCTAAGTCTATCCTCATCTGTTTGAGAACTTAGTAAGAACTCCGCTTGGGCGTTAGAATATTCCTCTAACAGATCAAAATTAGGAGAACCATCTGAGCGTACAGGAAGATTTACTCTTAGCAATCCCTTTCCGTCATATGTGATATTTAACAATGAATCTAAATCAACCTTTTGATTTCCAAAGTACACTCCGTTGTCAGCATTGATAATAGAACGTAATCCAGACTCATTCAATAAATTCTCCATTGACGTTCTTCCTATATGATTTCCTTTAGTGTCCTTTACCTACTCATATGCAGTTCCCTAAACGGTCATTCCTATTCCTGACTTATTATTTAATTGGTAGACAGTATCGTGACCTCCATGACTAGCCTGAATTAGTGTAACTAAATCAGCATCAAGACCGTCCCCAGCACCATTTTTATTTTTGGAACTAGAACTTGGGTCGTCTAAAGAGAAATCTGCAGTTGAACTTAATTTAGAGTTAATTAGTGTCTACACTAGCTAAACAGCTTCTGCATCAGTTCCGTTCTATGTTTTAGTCTTTAGTAAAGTCTTAGCATTAGCTGGAAGAGTTGTATATATATAATTAAGAGCAGCCTATGCCTACATAGCTTGGCTCTTAGTTAAGAATTTTCCTTTGTACAAATTATCTACGGTAGCGTTATAATTGCCAGATTGTTGCTATGCATTCATAAACTCTTGTAAACCATTAATGAGCTATGACGCCTAGGTTCTGACAAAGCCTTCATTCGACTCAGAAGTAGTTCCTAGGTTTCCTATGCTATCCTATATCATTTTGGTAACAGATTCTATTCCTATACCATTTTTGACTACCTTTAGTAGTTCATTGTTGTTAGCTAATTGAGGAGACTACGCTCTATAGTATAATAACTCCGAATTAGTTAATGGTTGATAGTCAGGATTCTCTTTAAGCTATTCCAAAGAAAATAATTTAAAGTCCCCTTCATCATTCATGCAGAATAACTATCCTCTATCTGTTACAGCAAATTCATTTATTCCTCCGTTTTTATCAACAGTAGAAAAGGCATCATCATATTCCTTTCTGTTGAAGTTTGCTATCTTCATTTGATTTAAAGCCTATAAGTATCTAGATGCTATGTTAGAAGTACTTGGGAATGGACTGTATTGCTAGTCTATATAAAAGTTCTAGAGAGTCTAAGTTAATACAGCCATATCACTAGGAAGTCCGTCTAACTTTTCAAGCATTTTTAATAGGTCCTTGTCAGTTAAATCAGTTGTCTCTTGATTATCGCTAGGAGCTGCCACAGAAGCTCCAGCAGTTGCCCCACCAGTAACTGTTACTGGCTGATAAGAAACAAGAGGGGGAAGGGCATTCCCCCCTTGCTATAGTTTCAGTATCATTTTATCATTGAAGCTTTTATAAGTCCATATAAACTCTTAGATAATCTATCTATGGCTTTCTCATTTCTATCTATACATTCTTTTATTTGTTTCTAAAACCTCTCCGCATCAGCAGTCTTTGCTTCTATTCCAGCAACAGCTATTTTAGCTCCATTCTTAGCAGATATTGCTTTAGAAATTGTAGGAGACCAATGAGTACTAGGAGTCTTTCCAGACCATCTAGTATTAGGAACATTGTAATACTATCTTAATTGCTCAGTTTCCACTCTAGAAACTTTCTAGGCTGCTAGTTTATAAGAATTAAATTCTTGAGATGACAGACTAGAAGGATTAGTTCCAGATAAGACTTTATTCCATACAGTTAATTCATCAGGAGTCAAGTTAGCTCCGTAATCATTTGGAGCATAACTAATAGCATTATGAATATCAGACCTAGCAAAATTATCAGCCAAAGCCTTATTTTCTTTCTACTTCGTTCTTGCATCATATTCTAACTATTGTCCGAATACATCCCAAATATTAAACTTCTTAGCTAAATATGCCTATTCGTATTTACTCTTATCCTAATCAGCTCCCCATTGCTATGCTCTGTTAAACATAGCAGTTTCATGTCTGTTAGCAGCGTTTTCTTTCTCCTGCTACCAAGCTAATTCATCATACTATCTTTGAACCTAATTACTCTTCTCTTTTCCAGCAGTTCTAGCTTCTTGTCCCTAAACCTCAGCCTGCAACTATGTTGCAGTTTGTAAACTTCCATCAGAAGTTATAGGTCTACTAGCTAATCTTCTAAGATTAGCATAGTTACGCTCTCCTTGCATTTCTGCATCTAAATCGCTTCTAGTATAACGATGTACTTCGAACGGGTCTTTCAATAGTGGAACTACAGATTCTTTAGCTAAATCAGTAATTCTCCTATTCATTCTATCAGCATATACCGCTCTTGGTAATCCATAAGCTATAGTGGGATTACTAAAGAACAATTTATTCTGTTTGTTATCATCACTAGGTTCTTGAGAAGGTTGTATTACCGAGGTTATAGTAGGAGTAGTCTAGCTATCGGCAGGATTAGTAGAGGTTGCAGGAGTTTCTGGTTGATTCCATACTGCTATATCCCCATTGGCTTTTTTGTAGACATATCCAAAGTTTCCATCTCCTAAGTCTATTTTATGGATTCTTGATTTCTTTTCCTCATCGGACAAGTTATCAAATTCTTTCTCATATCTATCCATTCTTCTCAGCCAGGTAGATGAACCAACAATATCCTCCAAATTAGAGTCATAACCAATATTCCATACATTATTAGAATTATCACTTCTGTTTCCAAACATATTCTTAAATAGTCTATTATGCTCCTAAGCTCCAGACTATTTATATGTTCTTTCCTAGTCCCAATATCCCCTAATCTTAGCTGCATTAGCATTGTATGCACTTACGTAATCATCCAGAGATTTTCCCTTAAAAGAAGAATCATAATATGATTGTAAATCCTATCCTACTAGATTCGGATTGGAAGTATAAGAATTATTTTTAGTATAAGCCTCATTCAAATCCCCAGCTCTATAATGCCCAGCATTCTCGTTAGTAATAGACGGTCCAGCCAATGACTAATTCAATGAATTATTCCAACCAGTTAAATTCTAAAATTTATAAAGTTTGGAATACCATTCTGGGAATTTTCCAGCATTTTGAAATTTTCTTACTCTAACAAGATCTAGAGTACCACCATCTTCACGTTTAACAGTTCTTCTATCATCCCTTGATGTTTTCTTTTTCTTGTTAGATTGTCTATGAGGAAGTTCTCTATTTCTGAAAGCTTCAATAACGTCGTATCTTCTCTAGTTAAACAGTCTATTATACATATCCTATTTAGCTTTATAAGCTGCCCCTGTGAGAGGTCTTTTATACTATGGTGCTCCATATAGATTGAACGCCTATCTAACATTTCTATATGCTTCCTCGGATTGAAGCCTTGCACTTCTCTCTGGATTAGCTTCTATAGCTCTCTATAATCTCTATTCTCCAATATCCTTTCCAAGTCTTTCTCTTTCAGCTCTAGCTAAGCCTTCTCTAATTCTATCATAGTTAAATGGAGACTATTGAGGTTGTTCAATCCTAACCTACTATTTTGGTATAATAGCTAGAGGATTAGATATAGGAGGTCTAGACGGATTAACAGTAGGAATAGCACGGGAGAATCCCATAATGAATCTAGCCTAATTAGCATCAGGCGATACTATTTCTCCCTATCCTGTTGGTACGGCAAGTCTTTGCTATCTAGTAGCCTCTGCCAATTCATCCTTAGCTCTCTTGATGTCATCTTCTACAGAAGTAAATTTTCCTTCTCTCTTAGCATCCTTATATCTCTATAAGCGTGCTTGGAATGAATTATCAGTACCATCACCAGCTCTATTCTAACGTCTTTGATTTAGAGCCTATATTTCCTATTCAGTAAGCTTTCCTTTTCCTGATTTAACTCTCTGTCTATTAATAGTAGCTATTTCTTGTGGGGTTAACTTACCTGTTTGTGAGCTTAATTGTCTGAGTCTATCAAATCTAGGCTGCTGAGTTTCCTACTGTTTCTTTTGTGGTTTTCTTTGCGGAGTATTTCTATTCATTCCTCTGAATAGTCTCGCATCCCAACTGTTGTCTTCTGGAAGGAATGAAGACTCTGTTCTTAGAGAGACCTCTGGACTATCAGAAGATAGTCTTGATTTCCAAGGCTTTTTCCAATTTATTTCTCTATCCTTAAATTCTCTCTATAACTGCTATCCGCCAGTTAATTCTGAGAACAGTTTATTCTATGCTTTTAATCCCTTTGTTTTTCTTAATTTATCTAAATCTTCCTTAGAAATTGTTGCAACTCTTCCAGTAGAAGTTTTTACATCTGCAACATCTCTTTGAGTAGTTGCTCTACTAACCGCTCTTTTTCCTCCCTTATACCTAGCTTCTCCACTTATGGCTTGTAGTCCAGTCACAAGGTTTCTCCAATCATCAGCCGACATATCAGAAGGATTAGACATTAGTTTATTAAACGCATCGGCAGAATGAATCATTCCGTATGCCTACAAAGTTCTCATTGCTAGCTTAGAAACAGGCTTCAAAACTCTAACAATTTTGGCAGCCTTTCCTGTAGTACCAAGTCCTGGAATTAATCCTACCACATCCATTCCTAATCCATAAAGAGCATTTCCTGCAACGTCCCATCCTGACATACTTTCATCAGCAATATCAGCACCAATATTAGTTAATGTGCTTCCTATACCAAGAACACCAGAAGCTACAGTACCATATCCAGGAATAAAAGCAGCAGCGGCGGCAGCAGCATCAGCAGCAGCAGTACCCAATCTGACTTTATCAATAGTAGAAAAACCTTCCTCCATAGGTCTTCTTTCTGCAGCTTCAACCTATTCTCTAGTCTTTCCAGTTTCTTCTACTTTCTCGTCTATACGTCTTTGCTTTTCTGCTTCCTTCTAGGCTTTTTTCTAGTTCTCCTCTACATATTTGGCAATACCTCCTAGCTAATGCTTTTGTACTCCCTTATGCCTTCTGTCATACTCAGCATATGCCATTTTCTTTTTAAGCTCTTCATTTAAAAGCATAGATTGTTCTTGATATTGTCTAGTAACAGGATTATAAGCTATATATGACCAATTATCATAATTCTCGGAACCTGGGACTACATAATACCCAGTATCTCCAACCTTGTCTGTTAACAAATCACTCTATGCAGCTAAATCTAGATTATTAGCAATATGTAGGGCAGTAATATCATCTCCCTTATCGTTCGTCTTTTTTCCTCCTCTAATTATTGAAGCTAGCTCAGGAAAGTTTATATAAGTTTTTACTGCCTCCTTTGTGGCGTCCATGTTGCCAGCATCAAACTTGTATCTTCCCTATAGCCAGTTATATGTGCCCTGGAGATTGTACGATGGAGTAACATATCCACTAATAGTACTCTAAAATGGATTCTAGGCAGCATAATCGGCGAAGAAAGCATCTCTTTCCCTATTATACTTATCCTCTTCATTAGCTTTTATAACAGCTCTTAACTAATCCTCTTTCTCCCTTTCTGCCTATTCCTTAGCTGCCTATTCAGCTTGTAATTCCAATTCAGACTTTTTAATAGGGGCTTCTTCAGCTCCAGTAGCAAAGAATTTACTCAAAAACTCATTTCCTATCCCAGCCTAGTTAAGTGCTATAACATCCTCTGAGTTATATCCATTTTCTAAGTTCTATGCAGCTGCACGAAGTCTAGAAATATATGTATCTCTATTTTTGAATGGAGAAGACGAAAAGTCGTATTCCCCTATATTATTAATATAATTCTCTATCTATTCCTTTAAATATGCAGCTCTATTAGATGTTCCTCTTTTTCCAGTTGTTTCATCCATAGCATCTTTTTCTAGATATGGGTCCAAGTTGAAATCCCCTCCTGCAGGGTTATTTGCTGTAGTCCAATCAGCTAAAAATCCGTGTTTAGATAGATTAAATGCATCTTGAACTTTTTCTTTAGGAGTTTCCATACCTTTCAAAGCATTACCTATAGTATTAAAGTACGTAGCAACTTCTCTATTAGCAGAAAATGTATTATAATTTTTCTATTTTCGTTTCTTTAATAAGTTAAAATCGTCAGTAGTAATACGATTACCTTTATTATCATAATAGTATTCAGAACCAACTGGGTCTATATCATCATTGTCGGTATTACTTAACGCTCCAGTAGAATCAATAATCGAACCAAAGTCGTCAGTAGTAAATCTATTAGTATTATTTGCAAGCTAATCTTGCAATCCAGTTAAGTATCTGTTATATGCATTCATGAACTCCTGTTTCTAGCCTTCATTCCAATTCTTGGAATTTAGATATGACTAGACATTAGTTCCCAAGTTATGTATATAATTAGTTAGGTCAATATCATTTTGTCCAAACTTATACTTAACTCTTTCCTTTGGTTTCTAAGTTCCTTTTTCGTCTGCCATAACTTATATATTAAAAGAAAGGGGTACACCTAATTAAATTTTAGATATACCCCTACGTGTTAAATTTGTTAAGCGTTTATACGTCTCACTAAACGACCGCCTCTACGGTAAACAGGTTCCCCTTCTGCTGGAGCTGGGGCAGCTTCCTGTGGGGCAGCTTCTTGTGGACTAACTCCACCTCCCAATGCTTCGATTAACATCTGACATACTTGCATAGCCATTTCGCAATCTTGTCCTTGAACAGCTTGCTATGCTCCTTGCAGCAACATAGCTGTTGGATCTTCACCACCTTGAGGTGCTTGAGCAGGTGCTCCTGCAGGCATTGGTCCTCCTGCCTAAAACTTATTTCCTAATTTCATAAATAAAAAATTTAAAATGTAATTAATGCACTAATTATCTATCTATCTTATGTACTTCAATACTACATATTAATATCTGCATAACCAAGAAATTTTGATACGATGTGTATATTATGAATTTTTATCGTCAGAATTTTTATCCTTTCCTTCTGGAACTTCGACGTATTCTGGAGGGCGGGTATTTTGTCCCTTTATTACTTTGAAAATATATTTTCCTAGAGATTTACAATATCTATCATAATCTTTGTTCTTATTCTCATAAGCCTTTTTAGCTTTGCGAATTAGGGTTCTAGTTTCTTTTCTACTAACAATTCTTTCCCCTCCCTAAAGATGCATCTAAGTACTACCGTCTGGGGCAAGTACTTTCATTACATATTTATCTAAATCATCAGAATCGTCTATTTCAAACTCATCCCCCTCCACAATTCCAGAATCTTGATTGACTTCTAGAATATACTTTGTGTTCATAAACGGAACTAAAGTCTCGTCTTCTGGTTGAGCTTTATATACCAGTACCACCTCATCATCGTCATTAATAGCTATCTAGTCTAAAGGAATTTTGGTATCTTTCATCCACATTTCTCTTGTATCTTCATCGTCCCACATAAATAACATACCTTCATCGGGAGGAAGATTCTCTACACCCATCAGACCTTTTCTTCTGTCTTCTTCCGTTTTAGCAACTTGACAATTATATGTCTTGTTACCTATATTCACTATTACTCTATCCATTATTTATACTTAGAATTATAAACTGAATCTAAAGAGGCAACAAAAGATGCTCTTCTTGTGGCTTCTTTGATTCCCCCTTTAGGTCTTACATAGCCTAAACTAAATGCTCTGGCTTTCTATGAAGCAGGAGTTCTAGCACTAATAAATCTTTTTCTAGCATCTTCAGCACTCTTATAACCAGAACCAGCACCACCATGATGCCATAGTCCTTCCCCAGTTTTCTATGAGTCTTTTACAGTATTAACTATATATTCTGCCTATCTCTGAAGTTCAGGGTCTACTCCTTCTTCAACTTTTCCCTTCATTTTATATGACTTCATATGGTTATATCTATCTGTTCCAAATCCCCACTATACAAGTCCTCTTCCTGGACCTCCTTTCAATTGTTTCTTATGAGGGTCTGCACCACTTTCTGGTAGAATAGATGAAAGAATACTTAGAGAAGTATTATATCCTAAATTCTTTTTAAAATAATTGTGGAGCCAGTTAGAGTTTTCCCAATTTACTGGAAATTGCCGAGATAGATTATCCTGCGCTGTTTGAGAAGGACTCTTAATTTTTCCAGACTATTGATATTTTATGACTCCGCCTTTCTCAAATTTATCATACACTCCTTTAAGTGAGCTGGCATAATTAGTGGCTTCTGCATATTTTCTTTTTCCTCTATTAGAACCTGTAAGTTTTGCTACGAATTTATCTATATCATCATTCTCATCAAAATCATACAGCCTCTTTAGAAACTATAATTTATCAACTGCATATTCATCAATAGAATTATATGACCTAAATTTCTATTTAATAGCCTAACCTTTGGCATTTTTATCATTACCAGTCACATAATCACCTTTCCACGAACTACCAGTGGTTAAATTGCCAAAATTGAATTTACCTTGTGCGGAACGCCCCCATGCCGACTCTAAAGCATCTTGAGCTATTAGCATCTTTAAGGCATTATCATTTATTATTCCAGCTCTTCTATATGCCTAAGTTAAGTCAGATACCCATTTATTTCTATCATTATAAGGACTAGTCCATCTTGCTTTGAATCCAGGCACTTGAACCGAAGTTATAGAATAACTAGTTGTTGGTTTTGTCTGGATGGGTAATGATGGGGTGTTAGTCTCCTTGTCTGTAGGAGTTTGATATGAGGGAAACTACTCAATAATAGGAATAGAAGGAGTAAATCTAGGAGCGTCAACTCTCTTATATGATACTAACAAATCACTCAATTCCATTTATCTTTCCCCCTTTCTATAATGTATTAATTAGTCCGGTCCTATCATCAGTATTAAATAATATTTCTTTTACTAACAGTTTTCCAGCTTCTATTGCTACTTCATCCTTTTCTTTCTGAGAGTATTCATAGTCTGTATATTTAGAGTATAACTCCTCCAGCTTTTTAGTAACTTCTAGTGTAAATATTATTTCATTTTTTTCTATCTCTGCCTATTGCTCTCCTTCATTATCTATAACTGGAATACCTTTCTTAGTCAAGTTATCAGCATTTTCCATGTTATGTTTGCGAGCATGAAGAGCACCTTCTGGAATTATATTTTTCTAATTAGTTTCTTCTATTTCTGGAGCGTCTATAGGTTCGGGTTTACCACCATTTTTAAATTGTTTAGGCTTCCTTCTATAGAAGTATCTATCTTTCTCAAAGACTAAATCATGAGAATCTTTTAATCCATTTTCCCCAGAATGATAAGTATCAGTTTCGAAATGAACTTCTGGATTACTCTATTCATTTCCTAGCTTTAAAAATTCATAATCTCCGTTGGGTAACTGATAGATGCTTCGTAGGTGATTCTTTCCAATTCTTAAATCTTCATCAGAAGACTTTCTCCATGCTTCTAACTCCTCGAATGGTAGTACTTCAAAAGCTTTCTTAAGGTCGTAATTATTCGACAACCTATCTTTTGGAACAGTATCGTACCAAGACTAGAAAGTAATCTTCGGAGCTGCTCCTGTTATTCCATCTACTTTCTCAGTTTTTCCTCCTTCCTATAGAGTTATAATAGGAGTCCATTCTAATTCTCCTCCAGATTCAAACTACTCTACAGCTTCGGTTATAACGGGTTGCCACTCATTCAAATCTATTGCTCCCTATATCTAACCTCCTAATTTATGAGACTATATATTAAGTTTTTTAATTCTCTGTAATTTAGTTCCAAGTCTAGCAGCTCTCATATATCTCTAATCATATCCACCGTTTAGGTTGAAGCCATACTAAATATGGTTCAAATCTGACATATTAGTAGCTATAGAAGATAAATCAGAAGCCTAGTTAGCTATATTAGTCATAGTCGCCTATTGGGACTCTGTTCTATTTATGAACCTATTAGCTGACCTTCTTGCCCCTCCACTGAATAATCCATATTTCTTTCCAGCTTTTTCTTCTGCCGATGCTATATTTCTAACAGTTCCGCCGTAAGAACCTCCTACCTATTCTACAGTATCTCTATTAGCAGAAAAATCCCTAGTTTTCTTACCGAAGAAACCATTAACCATACCAACTGGAGTAAGAGATAATAATTTGCTACCTAGTACAGCATCGGTCTTAGTCATAGAATCCGTACCCATTCCACCCCATTTGGTTAATACGTCACTAACTAAACCTCCTGCCTTCATTATTCCTCCGACCAGAGGATTTATGCCCATTACTACATTTGAAGCCTGGTCAAACGCCTAGTCTCCTGCTTGCTATAATGAACCATATTTACCAAGGTATCCATCTTTATCACCTCCAATTAGTCCGCTTAGGAAGTCTGAGGCTTGTCCTACCGTATTCCATCCTCCTAGTTTCTAGAAAGTTCCCTATGATTTCTAAGGTGCAGTACCTACAGACATACTCTTTATCTATGTAATAGCTTTAGAGGAATCTCTATCGTTTTTTAGCTTTAAGCTAAATAAGTCTCCCATTCTAGCATTAAAATCTATAAGACTATTAGTAGGAGCCATTATCTATTCAGCTCTGTTTCTGAAATCAGCGCTATAATCAGTTCCCAGCAAATTCTACTAAGTAATAGCATTACCAGGGATGGCTAATTCATTCGTAGTCATATATGGATTCCCAGAAGGAATGGAAAGCCCATAATAGGCTTTCGCTATTCTTCTGACTTTATTTATATTCTTATTAAGCATAACTAATTCTATATACAGTATTTAAGAAATCTATAACAGCTAATTCTTCTCCGGAATATCTAATTCTTATCTTTAAGAATTTATCCTTAACATCTAACTCTTTTCTATTCTATGCTTCTCCAAAGTTATATCTATAAATACTAACATCGTCTAACCAGTTAGTTAAATCCAACGGTTTCCAATTTCCTTCGGAATTGTATCCAGATAAATCATATAAATTGTAAAGAGCGTTATCTTCTCCCCACTCTGGATGTACTGGGTCATTTCCTGGGAAATCTATACCACCAGCTGATAAAACCTAATCCGGTATAGGAGAATTATAAATAGGAAGAGTTGGTAAGCTTTGTGAACTATTCTTGGCTTTTGCCCAAGTAGAGTTCTGAGGCTATATTAAGGAACCAGAGAATTTCCTTTGATATTCATTCTTATAGCATACTAAAATAGGATTAATTGTAACTTTCCATCTGTCCTCTAAATACTAACAATTAGCGGAGATAATTGACCTTGAATCATCCTAACTCAAATCGTCTATATCTACAGCCATAGCATGATTCCAGATTCGATATTCTTGTCTATTTGGATAGTAAACTACTTCCGCTCCAGATAAATGACGATAATCGTGTGAATCTGGATAAGTTACATGAATATAATAATCCTCTATCTCATTGATAGTATCTTGTCTAGTATAGTACTTATGTGGGAAGTCCGCAGACTTTGGCTACTATCTAGGTTGAACTTTCAAGAAGTTCCTATCATAAGAAATATCAGCTCCATTGTATTGCCACAATGCTTTCATAGCTTCCTGTCTAAAATACATATTTACCTTATCTTTTGCAAAGTCGTAGGTCTCCCCAATTATTTCATAGTGGAAAGATTCAGGTTTTGCCTTATTAGCAACAATTTCAAGATTAGTAAATATCTTATGTATAGAAGGGTCATTCACTACTACACATTCAAATTCAAATGGATGCTGTCTTCCGTACCAATAAGTAGGATATATATCATCTGCTATGTCAATCAGCCCAGCCTAGCCGTGCTTCCAAAAATCTGTAGATAAGAACTATAAGTTCCATCTAGGAGCTATTCCTACAACAGATTCATAATATCCAGCATCTACTAGAGATGTTCCTGACTAAAATCCCGCTTTCATATTGTAATAGGAATCACTTAGTTTAGACTAATTATCACTATCAACGATAGATATTGTAGCCTTAATATTAAGTAAGGTTACTATTTTATCAGGATTTATCATCTCTTCTCTAGGAAGAGTAGGACGCTTTCCAGTAATGTCTTTGAATATAGGATAATCCAACACATCAGTTATTTCTAATGTATTCCCTTCGATAGAGTCTCCCACCTTAACTTTATTAACCTCGTAGTCTGCATACTAATGTCCCGCACTATTCCTATAATATAATTCAGATAATAGGGATTTAGCAGTATATAGAGCTTGGTAAGTATAGAACGTGTCTCCAGCACCGTCAGACACTTCAGTCATTTCCTATCCATCCTTATAGTAAACTGGACTATATTCATCTTCTCCTTCCTTGAATTTTAGACAATATAGAGGCATGAAAGCTCCTGCAAACATAGCATCATCTGGAAGATATATACCTCCCTTAGCTTCTCCACAATTTAGAGGGACTATGTCAAACTTCTTATAGTTTCCATACTAATCTCTCTACAAGGAGTAGGAAATCTAATAGTGAAGCTAGGCATCTGGAAGTATTCTATTACTTAGGGATAATATTCCAATGTATTTTTTCCTACTAGTTCCATCATTCGCTACAGTATAGTTTTGAGTTACCCACTCACCTTTCTTATTCACATAGGAAACTGGAACCTTAAAGTTAGTTACTACTTCTCCCTATTCATTTTCAGAGTTCTCTATAATTACATTAGATAGTGTAATACCGTCAGCAAAAGAACTTTCAGTATGACTTGTTCCCAGTTTAGCAATCCACTTAGAAGTATTTCTATCGAATGAGAATGGAATATTATTTATATTTTCCATATAGCTAGGAACCCAACTATAGAATGTTATAAATTTCTATAATAACTCATTCCAGCATAGATTCCAAACCTTTTCTTCAAAGCCATAAGTATTGTCATAGAAAGTAAATAATACGTCTCGCTTGAAGGCGTTATATACTGTCTTTACATTTCTAATACCTATTTTAGGAGTAAGTTCTCTTTCGCCCAAAGTAATATTTCTATTTAGAAATTCTTGAACTCTAAAGTCTGAAATACAAGTAAGAGTGTTCCCATCAGTACGCCAAATCTTCTTAGCAACTGTGTCAACTCCATAAACATACTATGCAGAATCTCCAGTCTTTCCTGGGACTTTGAGGACACTTTCGGGCCACTGACTACCAAACATATCAGAGATAATTTTTGGGTTCTCTGGAAGCACATTAGATGTGTTTATATAGATATTTCCACCAGCTCCTTCTCCAGCAACTGCTCTTTCATTGACTGGTATTAGTGCAACCCCATGTTCAAACACACAAAGAAGATTTGATTCAAGCGAAACTAATTTAACTATTTCTCCATACTCACGAGTATAATCCCTATAATGCGTTCCCTAGAATACTCTAAATCCATTCTTATAGGCATCATTAACATGAATATCAGAATACATAATTCTAGTTCCGAACCAATTCTTAATATAAGGAACATCTGGAAGCTCAAAGTTCCATCTTTCACTTAGAGATTTAGTAAAACCTTTATTATATACCTAAGATTCTGGATGTTTGTACGTTCCCTCTGTACTCATTGGAAGATATGGATAATACCCTCTAGGATGTCCACACATTGCCGTTTCATCTACATTTGAAGCGTCTAATGTGCGAATATTTAAGTTATTAGAAGATCTAACTTTAAATGTTACCCACATTCCTAGCTGAATAGCATTCACGTCTCCAAGGTTTATCTGTTCATATTTTTCAGTATTATTAGGGTCATAATTTTCCTTCCAAGTATTCTCATCTACAATTTCATCATTGTATGGAGCAGAAGGGTCATTAAAGTTCCTATTTACCCTGTGAGTAAATTGACACAAATAACAATCTCCCCTGTAGGCATTAAACTAGTATCCGCAACTTCTATCTTCCTATCCGACTATATTACTTGGAGGATTAATTAGATACTTATCAGATTCAGATATATCATATCTCTCTGTTATAGCATTAAATGTAGAAGAGTCTATCATTCTTAAGTAGAAATAACTCTACATATTAGCAGTAGAATATCCTGGAATATAAATGTTGACAGTTTCTGCTGGCTAAAATTTATTATCCTTATCATTAAACGCTAAGTAAGGCCCAAAACTTCCTCTAATTATATCTGTATTTATCTACTTATTAGAGATAGTTTCAGAATCTTCTGTATCGTTCTTTTTAGAATATTCTGACTTATAATCCTCTGCTATACATTCATATCTCCAAGCCTCTTCTGCTTCTCCGGCTCTACTTCTGAACAGCATATCATCCACCCCAACACATTTAGTATTATCTGGAACTGGAATGATTTTTACCAAGTAGCTAGTATTAACATTTCTATCATAGTAAGATGGTACATAGAAATGTCTATCACTGTTTGTAAAGTAATTATATGAATGTCCATTCAAGCAGTTTATATTCTAGGAATTAGCTAATTCTACAAGGTGTTCATTTCCTGTGAATATCTAATTATACCTAGCCTAATCAACCTCATAATCTGGGCACAATATTCCAGCAACTATATTGCTATCAGAATCCTTCGGAATAAATCTACTTCTAAAATCCTAAGTAAGTTTTCTGGAGCTTTCTGTTTCAACTATTTTATATCCAGAAGGTGCTTGAGTTGCTCTACCATTTAAGGTTTTCTTGGCAAATATAGATGCAATACCATATCTTAATTCCTAAATACCTCCTGCAGTTGCTACTGATAAGCCAGCCGCAGCTCCTACTGCTCCCGCTCCAACAGCCAATGTTCCAACTGTCCCAAGTCCTGCGCTTAATCCTACAGTACCAGCTATAGTACCCGCAATAGTTCCAAGAGTAGTAGCCCCAGCAGTCACTGCACCAGCCATAGTTGCTCCCGCTACAACAGCGGCCGCAGCACCAGCCGTGAATACCGTAGCTGCTGCCAAAGCAATAACTCCAACACCTATAGCTACAGCTTTTAAA